GCATCATTACTCCTTAATGTTGCGGAATGGCAAAGGTATGTTTAGACCAAGCTCGTTCTCTGTTAATATCTCACAATTGCATGGAGAGATTAAAAACCCATACGTCTGATACTCGGTAAAGTGCTTTACGTTCAATGGTCATCTATTCACCTCTCGGATATTTCTTGTAGAAGACTTTAGATTCTACCTCTAAAAATATATTAATATCAATAATTATCTAACATCTATCAAAAATCTTGACTATTCTATATGTATATCTCTTAGACTCTTGTAGTTATTCCTTTGTTCTATAATTATTTTTTTCTAACTTTGATATTTATAATTTACAACTTTCTTTATTTTATAATCAATAGTATTTATACCTATTAACTTGTATATAATTAAAAAAGGTACAATAAAAATTAATTTATTGTACCTTTGAAGATTATTCAACGATAATCTGAAAATATTATACTCTTACAATCATTACGATATGGTATATGTTTATGAATATATACTAAATTTAATTCCACAATCCTTAATAAATATACTCGTTTGTCTTTGAATCTTTCTTAACAGATTCGGACTTCTCACCTGAATCTCTACACATCTTCCTGACGTTATTAACAATTTCTATATCATTATTGTCGTATCCATTAATCACACCAAAGTTATACAGTCCATCTTTAGGATCTTTCTTAGGTTTAACCCGCATCTTACGTATTTCACGGTCTATATCGCTCTCTAACCCCTCTAGGAACGTTTCTAAATCTTTCATGCTCATCTTATACCTTTCTGATTAAATACTATTATTATTTAGTATCCTTAATTTTATTTATTCGTTCTTCTTCTCTTTCTTTTTCGCATCTTTCACAAGAAGTATAAATCCAATATTCACCTCTTAATTTTACTGTATCATCTTCTTTTCCACATCTTTCACAAATATGTTCACTTCTTTTTTCAGCAGTATTAATTAAATCAAAAATCTCATCATTAGCAACCCCAACATAAAATCTTAGTGTTCCGAACTTTTCTTTGATTTGAATAACTTTAACCTCACCAGATTTATCCATACTTTTAATATTATGTAAAAGATCATCAAGAAGATCATACCAACCAATATCACATTCGAATCCCCAAAAACCTATAAGGATATCTGAATATTTTTCTCTAAGTACTTTATAATCTTTCATGGTTATTCCAATCTAAGTCCATAAGACATTTCGGACATCTACTACCTTATGTAACATTTTCTGGGTTTTTGCATAGATTATATTTTCAATATTTGTTAATTCTTTAAAATCCTTTTCAAATTCTTTATCTTTATTATCAATAATTTCTTGAATATCTTTTTTAGAGTAAAGTTTAGATAAAAGACATCCTTCTTTCTTTTGAAGTTCTGGAAGTTCAATTCTATAAAAATGTAGAATATCGATTATATCTTCTTTTGCTTTAGAATGATATTCATCCCAATCAAAACACACTCTACTAAAAGCATCTTCTTTGTCTTTTGCTATATAATCTTCTACGACAAGAAACAGCGCCGCTTCAATTTTATATGTTTTATCAGAGTAGTGTCCTCTCTTGATACCAGTACGAAGGTTATGATCACAATCAATATAATTTTCAATGAAACTCCTAATGTTTTTAACATCACACCAGAAACTATAAATAAAAAAATCTATTTCTTCTCTAATTTTCCCAATGTCCATAACATCTCCTTAATAAAAAGTCTGGAATCCTGATTTCCTTAACTTATTATAGATAATCTAAGTTATCTACTATATTGATTAAGGGGTAAAGCATATGAACGTACAGAACCAGTGTGAGAATTCTAAGTACTTAAGCAGGGATCTTGGATTTCTTAAGTACCGTATCATATGTTTCTGATCACCAAGTTGTTCCAGACAATGTAAATTATTCTTTACTAAAACTCTACTATTGTAAACTTTATTTACCTTAATTCAGAAGGTAAACCAATTCCATTGAAGTTATAAATACCACTTTGGATAGCGGCGGATTCTGCTGTTCTTGCCTCTTTATATTTAGGGTGTGATTCCTCTTTAGTTGTACATTTATCACAAATATCCTGGGTATTAAAATAACTCATAGATAGTCCACGAACTTCTCTACCACAACGACTACACTTCATAATATTCTCCTTATATTTTTTAAACGTATATGAATTAAAATGTTACTCTAATATTCTTCATCTGGATAAGATTCTCTATATAGTTGATCGTATGCTTCGTCTTCACCTATACATTCATAAAAACAATCCCAATCTAGTCCCTCTAAAACATCTAGAATTTCCCGGTAAATTTGTTTCCTATCTTCCAGATCTTTAATTCTTGGTTTTATACTACTAATAACTCCACTCATTACTTCTGAACCACCACTCCAACCCATAGTCTATCTCCCTGAACTTCCGAATTTTTTATCACCACGATTAGTTTCACTCAACTCTGAGACTTCTTTAACATCAAAAACATTTTCTGGTATAAGAACCATCTGTGCTACTCTATCACCCTTATCAATAACAAAATTATATGAAGAATTAACAATGACGCAGATTTCTCCACGGTAGTTATTATCTATAACTCCTGCAAGAGTATCAAGACCATATTTAAAACTCATTCCACTTCGGGGTTTAATCAATCCCCAAAATCCTTCAGGTAAAGAACATGCAACCCCTGTATGAATTACATAATGACTATCCTTATAGATTTTATTTTCATCTATTTCTTTCATTTCCCCGCAATAATTTTCTTCTACGTGGTGTACATAAAGATCATATCCAACATCCCCCTGCTTTGGTTTATTAGGAATTATTGAATCATCATGAAGTTTCTTAAATTCTAGTTCCATACTCTCTCCCTATACAACAATTTGACTTAGTTTATCCAACTTAAGATTTAGAAGTCTCCTTAGACATTCCTCCATAGATTCCATATATTCATCTGTTTCGTCATCATAAAGTCTTTCATTTTCCTGATCATTCCAGATATTCAAACCACAAAAATCTACTGAAGTAATAAAGTTTACTTGTATTTCCAGATAAATATAATAATCTTCTTCTGTAGAAATAAATATATCTTCATTGATATTTGCTACTGCTTCGTCTAATTCTTCTAACTAATCCATAATTATTTTCCTTTCACAAGTTCCGGATTAAGTAACATCAAATGATTTACTTTGAAATAAAAACTATTTTTAGAAAAATCTTTCATTTTTTATTTCCTTAAGAATTCTAACATACCATCAGTCTTATTTTCAATCACTGCGAATATTCCTGCAATAAACATTTCTCTCGCAATCATTCGAACCTCTTCTGTTATAAGATCATCATCTTCATAAACCCTATCGAAAGTTTCTGACAACGATAAATCAAATACTCTTTGTATATCATTTCTCATATCAAGAATCCTTAAGAGATGCAATACCAAAACATAAAGGAATAACCCCACATATCCACCCTACAGGGACCGCAAACATAATCTTCGCAAGACCGTAAGCAATACCAATGGCAGAGATTTCAACTGCCTTACAGGTAGTGACAATTTGGATGATACCACCGATAAACATCCAGAAGACTCCTACATAAAGACCAAAAAAAACACCACCGATGATCAAAATCAACGCTAACAAAATCTTCATACTACACTCCATTATAAATTAAAATAACATAGACTTAACATTAAATACTCTCTTTAGAAAATAATCTTGCAATCAAATATTCCGGAGATAAATCATTAAACGCTTTGTATGCCATAACCTTTGAACCTGAAAGATACCATTCACCTTTTTTTGGTGATCTCTTTTTTCCTGTCCATTCTGCAACAAGATCATTCCTACTAGTTTCTGTAACCCCATACTTCTTTTTATCTTTATCATTTAGATCTGAACGTGCCACTGGATAATACTCTCCACGTTTAACCATTATTCTATTTCCTCCACCCATGTTTTTAAAGGATAAGACATACACATTCCACCAAAACCATTTCGATCAAGCATTTTACAAACTGATTCTGCTTCTTTTTTCGTATTATGTTGTTCAATCGTGGTATCTTCATTGTTATAAAGTAAAACTTCACTTCCCCACTTAGCATTTGATGTAAACATATTTAAATCTTCTTTTCGTTATGAATTATGCAATCAGAATTAATATAATTACCCATATCAATACAAAAACTATCTTCCTTAACCCACGGAGATTTTCTAGAGTAGTTATCAATCTCTATAGTGTAAGATTCTTGGTATCCTGAAGTTTCAACTTCAATTTGTATTTCAACCTCAAACTCTTCCAACAAATTCTTGAACTTCCGGATGAACTGTTCTTTCTTAGTCATTTTTATATCCTTTTAAATTAAACTGCTGAAACACATTGCATCTGAGCATAAGGACCATCTGAATCTTGCCTACGTTCAACATATACTGCTAACACATCTTGATTATCAACAACTTCTCTACCAATATGTGTTTTTTGTGAACCTTCCCATTTATACTTTCCAGTGCAAAACTTCACAATCTTTGAACCAGTATTAGATTTGAGAATCTTCATTGCTTCACTCTTCTTAACAATCTTCATTTTTACTTCTCCTTTAAGTCTCTGTCTCAATCTTTATATACATATTATAACTGAATTTGAGGGATTTGTCAATAATAAAAACAAAAATCGTATCTATTTTTATACTTTTTTTAATAGTCATAAGTCTCAATATATGACGACTTAATGGCATATATCCGGATAATTCGCAATATATTACGACTTAAATAAAAAAAGATACCCGAATAAACAGGTATCTTAATGTGTAATATAATGAATATTTAGTATTATTTCACAACAATACGACTTTTAAAAAGTCCTAATATTCACTATAACGAATAATGGTACTCGGTAAAGGATTTGAACCTTTGGTTTCTTGAATGTAAATCAAGCGCATTAACCAACTATGCTAACCGAGTATTAAATTTTTACTACTTGTGGACAATATGCAATCTTATAATCCTCATCAAGAACAGAAGCATTTACAAACTCAATATCATTCTTTACAATACAACCATTTCCTGAATGAATATGTCCAAATACATGTACCTTTGGTTTAATTCTGTTAATAACTTCTTGTTGAAGATCGAGACAACCAAGATAATCTTCCGGATGTCTTCCTTTGATAGTATCCAGAATTCCAATAGGCGGTCCATGAGTTAGAAGAACATCAGTATCTTCCGGAATCATTTTCCACTTCTCTAAAAGTTCCGGACCTCTCGGAAGATTGAATGCCCAGTTACAAAATTCTGGTTGCCAAGGAGTACCATAGAACTTAACTCCTTCAATAACAATTTCAGAATCTTCCAGATAGTGAACGTTATTAAGTTTATTAATTTCTTGAATAATAAATCTATTTCTGGTTTTATCCTCCATTATTCTATCATGGTTTCCAGAAATAAAAACTTTATGTTTAAAGTTTGTCCCATCTATCCACTTGATAAAATCCATAACTTCTTTTAGACTACCTTGATTTGAAAAGTCTCCAGAATGTAATAATATATCACCTTCTGGTAATTGAATTCTAGAATGTTTACCATGTGTATCTGAAATACAAACAATCTTCATAATGTTTCCTTAATTTAATCTTCAATCCAATCTTTAGTTAGTTCCATTACTGCTAATATATATGCAGTTTTCAAACAATCTTTAGTAACTGCAACAAGCAAACATGACCAACCTTCCATCCCGAAACTTACTTTCCAATCTCCAACATCAGAACAAATATCAACTTCTAATTTATGTCCGAACTTATCAAAATATTTCTTTTTCAACATAAACAAATCTTCAAAATTATTCATAATCTCTCCTAAAATGGTGCCGAAGAATGGGATTGAACCATAAATCTCTTCCGTATGAAAGAAGCGTGTTGACCATTACACCACTTCGGCATTAAATTATGCAGACTTAACCCAACGTTGCCAATCTTCATTCTCCTTATAAAAAGAACAACTAATAAACATTCTAGAAGGTACGTAAGGAATAACATTTAATATCATTCCTGCCTCTTCTGGTGTTCTATCTGCTTTTATACAATTACATTTTTTACAAGATGCAACAACATTCTTCCAGTTGTTAGCATGTTTTCCTTGCGCTTTACCTTGCGCCTTAAATTTAGTCCATCTCGATTGAGGTATAATATGATCTATTGTACCTTGAGAATCTGAAAGTTTACATCCACAATAACCACAAGTATAGTTATCTCTCTTTAGTACATTGCGTTTACTAATTGGTGCAGTAGTATAAGGAACATGTGCATATTCATTAAGTACGACTGCTGTAGGTAACTTGTATATACCATTCTTTACTTTAATATCATAAAAATTATCAAAGTTGTATGGTGTTTCAACTTTACCTTGGAAGTGCAACTTAACCGCTTCTTGCCAAGGGATTACACTAAGTAAGGTTTCATCCCTGTTTAATAGTAATACCTTCTTCATATCTTGTTCCTCTATAAAGTTCCGGATGAAAATGGTACAGGTGGTGGGATTCGAACCCACAATGTTTACCACTTGGGTCACGGTTCTTAAGACCGTGGCGTTTCGCCAATTTCGCCACACCTGCGTTTAATTTTTATTATTATACCATAATTTTCGGAACTTGTCAATACTTTTTTAAAAAGATTCCGGACCCATATCACCACTGTCTTTATAGAACAATGGGAGAGGGGATTCCGGAACACAAATTATTTAAACAATAATGAAGACCACCTAAAGAACAACCTGCTTCTATTGCTTTCTCTCTGCCCCATTCTTGTTCGTATCCACCACCAGTAGCAAAACCAATAGCAAAGATAAAAAGAAGACCTGTAATAAAAAGTAAAATAGTACCTATAACATCAAATGTATCATCCAGAACTTTCCCTAGTAAATAATAGTACCCACATCCATAGAATCAGTCCGGAGAACATCCATATATTCAAACAAAGCATCTCCTGAATGGTCTACAAATTCATCTGCATTTTCAATAACAAGTGCTAGAACCACAGTAAGATCACCAATTACACCTGCTGTTTCTTTACCACCCATCCCACGACCAGAATAATCTTCCCGAAGTTCACATTCGCAAACTTCCGCAATCTTCCTAGCAAGTTCAATCCTCATCAAGTAACCCCTTAAAATCAGTAAGTTTACAAAGAATATTCATAAGTTCTTTATTGTACCCATCAAGTTCTTTATTAAAATTCTTCCCGACATTATATTCTGCATTCTGTTCATGTACAAAGTCAACACAAGCAAGAAGCAAATTAGTCTCTCTCTTATCAAGTGTGATGTTCATAATCTCTCCTACCCAAAAGTTACAACATGAAGGTTCGCTTGAGGTGCATCTTCGTGATTATCATAGTCGATAAACCCTACCATCTCTTCAACATCAGAAACTTTCAAAATAGTAGAAATAGTATCCCCTGTAGAATCAACCCCAAGAATCAAACCATTACCTGCAAGTTGATCAGAACAACTATCAACTTTGAAGAAATTCTTATTATCCTTAAGTAAACCCTCATCGTCTACATAGATAACATTTTCACAAGTAATACCTACGATGGTAAAATATTCACATCCGATCATCTTGGAAATATCCCGATAATCTCCAGAATAATCTACTTCCCGAATTTCCTTATTCTCTACATCAATCAAAATTGCCTTCATCATTTTCTCCTATCCAATAGTATTCAAAGTCTGCATCCACATTAGTTCACCATCACAAAAACAATACATTTTATTTCCTGAATAGACGTAAATACTCACAAACAATCTCCTTGTCCTTCACATATTCCTGCCTCAAAACCATCATCATATCCGGATTCTCGTCCTCGATCATGTCCTTCAGCAAGACCTTTTTTATATCCTTCATTCTCAACTTGCCAAGCAACGTTAGCAACTTCAGATGCAGTCATACCCTTAGTTGCTTCTACAAAATCAAGACTAAACTTATCAGGATCAATATTATATTCGGGTATATTCATCTTTACTTCCCCTAATAAAAATTCTTAATTTTACCATTCTCATCACGATACGATACTTCATAATAAGATGTTACATCATATTCATTAACTATATTAACATCAAATTCATTTTCAAGTTCGTCCAACCTCACGATAAACTCCTGATGAGCGATCTTTGCTTCTTCCAGTGAATTATAAACCATCTTTACTTCTCCTATCTTTGTCCTGTCTCTCTCCTAATCTTTATATACATAGTATAACCGATTTTGACCAAAGAGTCAACAATAAAAATAAAAATAATGGAGAAAAGTTTAAAAGTCATAAAGGATTATGAATTAACCCTTTATGACTCCTAGAGGAGATAATTCTACCTTGATTTTAACAAGATCTTTCTGGTTTTCCATAACTGTATCGATATCTTTGTATGCTCCGGATGCTTCGTCCAGATCATCTACTGATTTAATTCCGTGAACTATACCAAGATCATTCATCTTTTTGATCTCATCTTCCAAAACAAGTTCTTTCTTTGCTCTGGTTCTACTCATTTTTCTTCCTGCTCCATGTGAACACGAACAAAAACTTTCTGGATTACCAAGACCTTCGACAATGTATGATTTAGTTCTTTGTGAACCTGGGATAATTCCTAACTCTCCTAACTTTGCAGATGTCGCACCCTTCCGATGAACCATTACATTCTTTCCGAAATGATTTTCTAACCTTGCATAGTTATGAGCAATATTAATAGGATTATCAAACTCAATATTTCTATTATAATTAACCATAACTTCTTTTATTTCATTAATCATAAGATTTCTATTAATTAATGCATAATCAACACAGAATTTCATTTCGTTGAAATAATCAGAACCTTCTTTACTATCCAAAGGAAGAAATCCAAGATCCTTATCAGAAATATCAGAATACCATTTTTTATTTAATTCTTTAGAAATATTACAATAGTGGTCTGCAACCTTCTTTCCAAGATTTCTACTCCCACTATGAACCATAAACCAAATATATCCATTTCCATCTACTTGTAATTCACAGAAATGATTGCCCGATCCAAGAGTACAAGCAGATCTTTCAGCATTATCAATTTCTTTACTTACAACATTAAGATGTTTAACTGAATCAAATTCTATTGATATTTTTTTATGGTTTTGTTTTTTAAAACCTACTGGTATTCTATTTTTAATTTCTTCTATTAACTTTTTTATATAATTTATATTAGTATTTTTTATATTTGTTTTTATAGCAATCATACCACACCCAATATCCACACCCACAAAAAAAGGAGATATGATACCTTTAGTAGCGACAACACCTCCTATTGGCATACCGTATCCGCAATGAGAATCAGGCAATATAGCAACATGCTTAAAAACAAATGGTAATTTTGATAGGTTTATTGCTTGTTGTAAAGCACTATCTTCTAAATCATCTAACCACATTTTAATAGGAACCTTCATTCCATCTTCATAAAATACTTTCATTTCTCTCTCCCAATTAATATTTTAAGATTTATTTAACCTACATAATCTAACTCTAATTGATTTTTCAGTACGTCCAAGTAATTTTATCTTATAAACAAGTTACAATGACAACGACCTTTTTCTTCAACATCGTCTTCAACACCACAAGTCAAACATTGGACTTTATCAAACCTACATGGACAGTTACCATTCTTTAAAATAATATTCTCAATAACTTTATCCGCATTATCCGAAAGTTTCCAACCCTTTTGATCTGCGTAGTATTCAAATAGAGTACGCATAAGATTCCGGAAGTTTTCTAAATCTGGCATATTATTTCTCCATTAATTAGATAGAATTATTTCATCTTTAAACATTTCAAAAAATCCCATAGTCCAACTTATTGAGTGGTATCCAATACCATATTCTTTATCACTTGCTTCCCATACAACATAACCCCTACTTTGATCAGTCATAAAAACAACTATATCTTCTTTAGTTCCGCGCATTAGACACGGAAATTTAATTTCACATTCCGAATCATCTTCTACTTTAATTTCTGACTTCATTTTTCATCCTCATCAAGTACATTCTCGTAATTACCATATGCTTCAGCAACATGACTTACCCAATCGTTTTCAGATCCATAGTTTTTGTTGATATAATCATCATGCATACCATCACAACAATACAACAGTTTTTCTAATCTCTTTTATACATTACTCTTTACAACATCTTCACGCCCAACCAAAACATCATTCGAAACTAGTTTCTTAACAATAGTATGTGCTTCTTCTAATCTTATATCAAGATCTTCACAAACATCTATAATATCTTTCCATTTGTTTTCTTTAAAATATTTAATAACATCTTCTTCTATTTTATTCATTCTTCTACCTCCACATTATCCTTCAGTAGTTTACATGTGTTCTTAAATGCTCTCTGTAGCAACTCATCAGGAAGACCCAGATCGTATACCTCACCTGTTCGCGCCATTCCTGCCATAGTACAATCAGTAATATATTCCAGAACGTCTACCAAGTTTACATCTTCAGGAATACCATCTTCTTTAGTCAAGTGGTGCCTGTTAATCTTCCGGTGATTATCCCACCATTCATGCTTCTTAAACCCTGTTAGAAAGTCCGAATGGAAAGAATCCAAATCAGTCATTTTATCTACATCATGCAATAAAGAAGCACCTTCAAGCATATTTCTAAAGAACCTCAAACCATTATAAACATCTATAATATGACTACTAGACGAACGCTTTAGTTCTTTTAGAGTAACCTTAGTACAGTCACATGATCTTGTATCTGCTGTTTCTGACTTATGTATCCTAATCATTCTCCCTCCTTTGGTTTAATCATACCACTTCCATGACACTTCTTACACATACATCCCATTACAGGTCCACCATCACCTGTACCATCACACTCTGGACATCTATGTTTTTCCAAGCAATGTAGACAATACCAAACAAAAAGATCATCAGTTTGCATTTCATTATCACAATATGGACATTTTACTTTTTTCATTATTTGTCATACTCATTCATATCATCAAGTTTCATATTTGATCTTCTACTGCCAACCAAGATTGTTTATAATTAATACTCATATGTCCATGTATTCCTTCAAGAGAATGTATGCAACATAAATATCATAGTCTTCCATCTTTGCTTTCTTATGAATCTCTCTAGACTCTTTTTTGAATCCATGAGCACTCAGGATACTTCCTGCCCTTCTGATCATTGAATAACCATCCAGATCTTTATCAGCATCTAAAATCATTCTAGGTTTCATGTTATATTCATTTCTCCACTACTCAATTCATTAAGTACTCTCTGAGCATCTTTTAGTTCTCTTTCTGCTTCCTCTAATTGAAACTTCTTTTTTCGTTCCAATCGTTTTGCTATTTCTAATTTCTTTTTAATCTTAACTTTCTTTAAACGTTCAGTCTCATCAAGTCTTTCTGTTGATGTTACAGTGAGTTTAATAATACAAGATGCCTTATCTTCCGGATTTCTATTCGTTATAGAAGTTACCTTACCTCTGGCAGAACCAAGCAATTGATATATCTTTGCTCGTTTAATATTTTCTTCCCAATTAATTCTACTATATCTTTCTTTAGAAAAATATTCACCTTTACTGTTTTCAATTACAAACACTTCAAGATTTGTATCATTCATAATATTTCCTAGTAAATATCCGGAATCTTACAGTCCTTCGGTGGAAACTTATCAAAGTACATTAACTCAAAAACTTTAATAAATACCGTAAGATTCCGGATTGAAAATGGATCTCCGTGTCAGAATCTAACTGCTTCTCTACTTTACAAGAGTAGTGCATCAAACATTATGCTTCACGGAGAATTTAATTTATTTAAATTGGATATTATAACAAACATTATTAAAGATAATCCGGATAGAGGTATCGAACCCCTGTCTATTGATTACGAAACAATCATTCTATCATTGAAATAATCCGGCATGTAACTAGGTCTGGAATACGGAATCGAACCGTTCTTTGCTGAGATACCCCTGCCTGTGCGACCATTACACTAATATTCCAGAAATTGGCACCATTGCTAGGATTCAAACCTAGATATAACGTCTTAACAGGACGCACGATTATCGAGTCTCGCACAATGGTATTTATTTTTTATAATTCTTTAATATAGTTGATATAGTAGATTTATTAACATCTAATTTTCTTGCTATATCAATTTGTCTTAAACCTCCATCAAATAATTTTTTAACTTCCTTATGATTTAATTTCTTTTGAGGTTTATAAGACTTAATTCTTCTATAAATTTCTTCTTTATAATTTTCAAATCTTTCAAAATCAAAATGTATTTTTCTATGACAAGTAAAACATAAAACATCACAATCGTCTAATTCTTCTAGTAAATCTTCCTGAACTTTCTCGATAGATTGATATCTATTATAATTTATTTCTCTTGATATATTATATTTTTTATTTTCTGGTTTAGTGTGGTGAAAACAAAGATCTATAAAATCAAACTTTACTTTACACCCTTCACATTTATTATTACCTTTATACTTAAAAAGTATTTCTCTTGCTTTTTCTCTTTTTTTACTAACACCTTGTTTTATATAATGTATTTTTCTATGACATTTTGAACATACTAATATGCATTTATCCAATTCTTTCTTCGCTTCATCAGAAGATAATCCCCAGACTTGTTTTATTTCAATCTCTTTATCTCTTAAATGATGAACATCAAAATCACTTATAATAACACTCTTATTACACTTTTCACATTTCCAATTTTTACTATTTAAATATGCTATTTTCTTTGCCCATATTAATATATATCCATGTTCTAATTTAGTATACTTCATTATGTCTCCTAAAGTTCGAATCTATCTAATTGTATTTAGGGGATAGATTCGAACTTTTAGGAACATTTTTTAAAATTTCTCCAGTTCAAGGAATCGAACCTCGATCTTAATTTTAACAGAATTTTATAATACCATTATACTAAACTGGAATGTAATCCTTTACTACTAATATGGTCAGAATGGAGGGACTCGAACCCACGATCTCAAAAACCCAAATTTTGCGTCTTACCACTAGACTACATTCTGTTTAATTCTTATACTTCTTTAATATTGGCACCGCTTAAGGTAATCGAAACCTTATCTAATCATCGACAATGATTTGTTCTAACCGTTGAACTAAAGCGGTATTTAATTTTTAAACTTCGTCTGCAAAGAATTTCTTTAGGTCACTTCCGGAAGGTTTCACAGACATGTGATTAAACCCCATAACTTTCCCAAGTCTTTCCCAAGCATCATTAGCATTTTCTTGTTTGGTTCTTGTATTCCCACGCTGTATCATAATCATAGGGACTGTTTTACAAGCATCAATAATTTCATCAAATTGCTCTTGAGTCATTTCAAATTCTTTCATTGTTTCTCCTCCAAAATCTTCCGGAACTTTCATCCATTGTAACTTTCACAAAATGCACACTTGTAACAACCGTTTCCTGTCATATACATATTACGGTTACAATTAATACACTTATAAGGTTCTTCTAAAACTTCAGTAACTTTCATTCTAACAGTAGGATCTATTTCTACTTCATGGTGGATCATATAAGTTTTTCCACATTCTGAACAAAACCCGAAAGTTTCAAAAATATCATCTGCAATACACGCAGGAACTTCACTTATATCATATTCATTTAAAGTACATGGACCTACTTTAGATTGAAACTCTACACAACCTTCAGGACATTCTGGATCTGTACATTTAAAAACTACTGAATCATACATTCCCATATCTTTTTCTTTTAAATATACTGAACAAACTTTTCTTACTTCTTATTATATCATATTCTTTTTTAAATACAATCTCTTTTTTAAATAAATCGTAAATTCTTTTTAATTCTCCTCCATCAGTAAGATCAGTAAGATCAGTCATCGGAACTTTTACAATACACATTTACTCCCAATCTGTATATTCTTCTCTCTTCTCTTTACACTTATTAGAAGTCATACAATTCTTACAGATTCTTACTTTTGATTTATCATAAGTAACTTCACTGACAAGTTTAATTTCTTCCCAATCATGTTTACCTAACTTACAAAGTAGATCTTGTACTGATTTCATATAAAGTTCCTCGTAAAGTTATGGAGCGGATAGAGAGAATCGAACTCTCATTCTATGCTTGGTAAACATAAGTTCTACCATTGAACTATATCCGCATAAATAAACTAGTTGGCAGATTTATACCATAGACTCGATTTTCGTCAACATCGAGGATAGTAAAGGAATCCGTGTATGCAACTTATTCTTCCCAAGATTATTCTGCCGTCACAGTCTTGTGATAAGAAGCACCTGTACGTTTCTGTCTTCCCGTTCAACTAGTAATATGGAGCGTCCTAGCGGATTCAAACCGCTACCAAAAGATTGGAAATCTTTCATGCTATCGTTAAACACCAAGGACGCATTTAATATGGTGAGAGGCAAAGGAGTTTCCCCCCAAGCATGATTTGGTTCTGTTCGCAGGAACGTCACCATCTAACTGCCACAATAATAAGAAAAAACAAACCAGTGTAAAAAATTATTATTGTAACCTCTTCATGTAAATTGTCAAAGAACAAAATGGTACATCCGGAAGGAATCAAACCCTCATCTAGACTTTCGTAGAGTCTTGTGCTATTCAGTTGCACCACGGATGCATTTAAATTGGTAGCGGAGGTGTGAATCGAACACACGTAGTAGTGCTTATGAGGCACTATGGGCAAACCAACAGCCTCCCCGCAATATTTTGAGTTACTAAAAGTTCCAGAGTATTTCCGGTCAAGGAATTTCATCGAAACTTTTTTCACTCACGGAAGATAGACAATCAATTGACTAGAAATATGTATATCTTCCTAATTGGTTTCGAGGGTAGGATTCAAACCTACTTTCGGAACTCATGAGATTCCGGACACTCGCTATGTAATTTGGTATCCCTGACCCGATTTGAACGGGCGATCTCTTGACTGAAAATCAAGCGTATTTGACCACTATACTACAGAGACATTTAAAACTTTAATTCTTTTTCTTATAGCATTGTCAGAAACCTTATAGAACCTTCCAACAGCACACATATTTCCTTTTAATTCTTTTATTTTATTTATAAGTTCTTCTTCAGTAGGGTCAAATTTCCTTACACAACGGTTCGGAAAATAAACATCAGCACACTTCTGAGAACATGTTAATTGTTTAATTGATTTATCTGTTATATCTTTATTACAAACTGGACAAAATCTTTCTTCTTTAGTGTAATAACTAATAAAACTTTCATCAAATCTTCTTATATCTTTTGGAATCTCAATAAATCCTCCATGAAATTCTCTATGACAATTAGCACATAACATTACACATTTTTTTAATTCTTTGCAAATCTTTTCCCACGATTGAATATTTGAAGATAAACTAAATTCTTTTTTAGATGAATCTAAATGGTGTAAATCTAAGGCATTGAAAAAACTATCATACCCACAAACACCACACTTACCTCCAAAAGATTCTACAATAACTTTTTTTCTCTTTCTTCTAAACTTTTTAATTTCTTCATAACTCATTTCTTTCCCCTTTCTTATATAAGTATTTAGTACCTTAGATAAGAAAGTTATCAAAAAAAGTAAAAAGAATTTCACAAGTTCAACTTTTAATAAATTGGTAGGGGATACAGGTAACGCTCCTGTCTCTTCACATTATCAGTATGACGTACTCACTTCTATACTAATCCCCAATGTTAATTTGGTACGGTTGACAGGACTCAAACCTGCAATCTACAGAGTAGAAATCTGTTGCATTATTCGATTATGCTACAACCGCATATAAACTTTGGTACATCCTGAAGGAATCGGACCTTCATTAATTGAGTAAGAATCAATTATTCTACCATTGAATTAAGGATGCATATAAATTTTCAAAGAACAAAAGCAACTTCCCCAGAGTGGGATCGAACCACCGCCCACCGACCACAAGCCGGTTATACTCTACCATTTATACGACCAAGGTAGTTGCTAAATTTTCAAAGAACAATCCGGAAGACAAGAAGGATCTGTCTTCAACGTCCACTATCCTGTGAACCACATTATTGCTTTACTCTTATGGAATATTGAAGCGATTTGGGCATACCAAGACTTCGTTATTCTCGGACATTCAAGCAATATATCTTCCGGATTAAATATAACGTACAGTGTCTTAACAATGGACGAATATGCGATTAACATATACAGGAATCCAACCTGTTTCTCTGTACTCAATTTGGTGTATGTGGATGGAATCGAACCAACAATGTTACCACAAAGGGAAAGGATTTACAATCCTTCACTACACAACCAATAGTAGTCTCACATACATTTAATTTTGGTACTTCTTGACGGTACTGCCCCGTCTTCTTCAGATTAAAAGTCTGATGCATCACTAATTAATGCTTAAGAAGTATATAGATTTTCAAAGAACAATTTTAATATTGGTAGACCGATAGGGAATTGAACCCTCATGCAGACACAAACTTATAAGATTCGTCGAGTTAACCAAACTTTCCGGTCCAGATATTTAATCTTTAAAGAACAAAATTGTATTTAGTTGTTACAAACGTTATGAGTCTCTTTGTAAATTTATCTCATCGCTTCTACGCTCTAGAATTATTTTAGCAACTAAACACATCCTTAACTTTCATACTTCTAATTATATCAGGAACTTTTTTTAAGTCAAGAACTTTTTGGAACTTTTTTAAATAAATATCGCAAGTGTGCTAACCAAGTTACACCAGATGGTATTTTATCTCTAATTTCTGATCTGTTCAATTACCAGAAAAATAAGACGGGAATTATTGCTTGAACAGAAGCATTCCCAAAACCACTAAGGGATTTGAACCCTCATCTCTCGCTAAAAACATTAATTAATGTGAGTACCTTATTTAACACTACCGTTAAGTAGACTCGTTCAATACCTGAGTTTCGATTATTCTATTGCAGGTCATTAATCAATAAAAAGTTTGAGAGTAGTTGGAATTGAACCAACCATGTTATACCCAACATATAAATTGTCAAAGAGCAACTTAATCTTTATATCTAAAGTATAACAGAATCCAGAAAGTTTTGCAAGATAAAAATAAGAAATAATTAATCTTTTTTTATTCTTGTTTCTTCTAAATTGTCAAAGAACTTCCGGAAGTTAAAAGTATCTTGCCAAGGTCGCAAAGCGTTACCCAAGCGTACAGATAACTTCCGGATAATGAGCGTGAGTTACTAAGGGTCGCTGATTGCATCTAGTACAATAACCTGTCCCGATTCACTCACTAAATTTTTGTTTGTCGCTGTTTCTTATACTTCTAATTATAACAGAATCCAGAAAGTTTTGCAAGATAAAAATAAGAAATAATTAATCTTTTTTTATTCTTGTTTCTTCTAAATTGTCAAAGAGCAACTTAATCTTTATATCTAAAGTATAACAGAATCCAGAAAGTTTTGCAAGTTAAAAATAAGAATTAATCAATCTTTTTTTATTCTTTTTCGTAAGTTGTTGAAGTTACGGATGTTATGACTTTAAAAAATGTGGAGTGATGGGGAATCGAACCCCAATCTTTGCCGTGCAAAAGCAATGTGTTACCGTTGTCACTATCACCCCATTTAATTTTGGCACACCCACAAGGATTTGAACCCTGATTTTTTCTTTTGGAGAGAAACGTGTTACCGTTACACTATAGGTATATTTAATTTTTTAATTCTCTTTCTTATTGCATTATCGGAAACTTCATAGAACCTTCCAACAGCACATATATTTCCATTTAATTCTTTAATTTTATTTTCAAGATCTTCTGATTTTGGATTAAATTTTCTTTGTTTAACACCATGGAAAACACAACTACATTTTTTACATCTTTCTGACATTTTAGTTATTATTTTTCCACAATCTTTACAATGTTTTCTTATTGCTTTATTTTTACCACAATGAGTTTCAAGTTGACTATTACAATTAGGACAAACGAATCTAAGATTCTCTATTCTGTTATCATTGTTGATTCCATTAATATGATCTAATATAAGAACTAAATCTTTACTATTCCATTTGTCTTTTATATCACAATTACTACATTCATATGGAATTAATTTCTGTTTTATAATTCTATTCTTAATATGCTTTCTTGCGTAATCTGAGTCTTTAACAAAAACATCTTCATCTTTTCTTTTCTTACCTCTTGAACAATATACTAATAAACTTTTTCTTTCTCTAGTTCTATTAATTTCTAATTCAGTTAAATCTAAATTATTTTTAGATATATACATTTTTAGTGTTCTGGTACATTCACCTCCATTAGTTGAAAGTCCTACCTTTTCTAAAACTTTTTTAAATGAAGAAGAATCATTCAACATATCCTGGACTTCTTCTTTTGTGTAACTTTCGAAAACACTTTTATTACCCATATTAATCTCCTATACTTTTTAACTATACATTAGTATTTAGTATGGTAGTATGAAATTAAGGGTGCAATAATAGTTTTTTTAAAGATAATCGGGTAAAGGAATCGAACCTTAATTTAACTGGTTTGCAATCAGTTCCCCCACCATGAGAGACTACCCGATATTTAATTTGGTACGAGCGACAGGATTCGAACCTGCAAAAAATTGATTCTAAATCAATTATGTAATCCTTTCCATCACACTCGCATTTAATTATTATATTTTTGAATTCTCTTTCTTATTGCGTTATCAGAAACTTTATAGAATCTCCCAACAGCAGACATATTTCCTTTTAATTCTTCAATTTTATTTTTAAATTCTTTTATTGGTGGATCAAATTTTCTTTTAATAGATTTTTTGTAACATTCTATACAAACTTTTGATCTCTCATTTTTGTAATTTTTTAAACATCTTGGACATATTATCTTTTTTATTTTTACTGTCCTTTTATTTTTCTCTCGCTTGTTTGATTTTCCTGAAAATGTATCTGTTTGAGAATGGCAATTTGGACAGAGCATCCTCAAGTTTTCTATTCTGTTATCGTTATGAATACCATTTTTATGATCTATTTGAATTGAAATGTGTTTTCCATTCCATTCTGATATTCCACATTCTGAACATTTATTTTGTAATAAACCTAATTCTAATAATCTTTTCTTTAAATTATGTCTACTATAATTTGAATCTTCAACAAGTATTTCTTCTAAAGGAATTGATTTTGTCCAGTTATGAGTCTTACCTTTTAGGTGTCCTTGTCCTGTAAAGTGAGAAGTATCTATTTTTAGTTCTTTTATTATTCTCGATATATTTGAATGATTCCCACCAGAAGGTTTTAAACCTAAATCTCTTATTACACACACCATAGAAAGATTATTTTGCACCAAAGGTTCAAGTATCTCTCTTGTATACTTTGATTTTCTTTTACCTATTGCCATTGTTTTCTCCTTATAAATATAGACTATACTTATTTAGGATACATGCAATGATGATGTATATTAAATCTTTACCATTCGGAAAATAATTTGGTGGAGAGTTCCGGTAACGCTCCGGATTCTTTCCCTTTTCAGGGGAACGCAATTACTTAACCTGCTCACTCTCCATAATTTTTAATTTACATATCCACAATTTCTCCGGAAGTGTTTTTAATTCCAGTATCATTATAGGTTGTCTTTACATTTCTTTCATATCCATAATATCTCCGAATATTTCTTTCCAAAGATTCACTACTACAAATTTTAATTTTAAGTTCTTTAACTCCTATTTTTGTTTTAATTTCATCTAATACCCAGTGGTCATCACCAAGATCTTTGTCTACTGCAATTGTTAAACACCAATGGGTACCAATCGAACTACTTTCTAAGGGTAAAATTCTATACTTAAAACATGTATCAAAATTAATCTCATCTAGAACACTCTTTTCTATTATATAAGTATCCAGATCTATTTCTTTATCTTTAAAATCATCTCCATCAGGATCTTCAGATGTTTCTACTTCTTTTTGTGTAAGGGTTTTCATAATATCTTCAATTGTTTCTTCATCGACATTAGGATCTTCATTTATATACAAACCACCAATTACTTCTGTTTTAACTTCTAGACTATAAACAACGTTATTATAAATAAACCGTTCACTTTTAGAATTAATAGATTCCGAAACTGCTTCTTCAAAAGTATAATCTCCTGCTTCAAAAATATCAACACAATCATTTGACATTAAATTCTCCCTCTTCCACCAGTTCTTCTATACATTCAAAAATCCATTTACTTTTTATTTCTAAACTTAAAGACATATCGATAAGATCCGGATAGAATAGATCATACATTCCATCCTCATCATCCATCATTTGCAGTCCAAGTTTATAAACCTTACTGGAAAGTCTATTAAGTTCAACAGCATAAGCAATATCTTTATCCGTCATAATACCTCCTAAAACTTTAGAAACCCCACCGAATCTAAGAACATCCCACCTTTTGAAAAAGGAACTTACCGTTAAAAACTACCACCATTTGAGCGTCTAACAAGTTTCCGCTTGGGTAGTGTGTTACTTGGTGAGATCTATAAGGTTGACAACCTATAGGAACAATCCAGGGATCTTCTCACCGTAGAATATTTGGTTGTGGATAGTGGTTACGCTCCACTGCATTCTCTTTCAAAGAGAGATAGGCTACTATTACATCAATCCACAGTTTAATATATTAATTCTTTTTCTTATAGTGTTATCAGAAACATTATAGAATCTTCCAACAGCACACATATTTCTTTTTAATTCTTTTATTTTATTTTCAAATTCTTCTTTAGTTGGATCAAATTTTCTTACTCTCTTAACATGACATAATTATACTACATATATTTCGGTTGTCAAGGAACTTTTTTTAAGTTTCCTGAGATTTTTCTTCGTGATGTTTCGGAAGGTTTCTCTCAGGGGTTCCCAAGAGAATATTTCTTGGGGTGTTTTAAATATTTTTACCTGTATCTTGTTCTAACGTCGCACAATTAATCACCGAGGGATATATAAAATTCCCCTGAAGTATAATATTAATTTGTGGTCGCCAATCTTTATGTTGCATTTATTTGTATTCCTTAAAGTTAAATTTTCTTCTAATCTTATATAGTATATTACTTTTTATTTTTCTAAACTTTTTTAAAAAAAATTATTCCGAAGGTTGGATTCGAACCAACATCACCAATTAACAGGTTCTAAGGGTGTCTACAGGAGTTGGGGTTTATTCCAACCGCACCTCTGCTCTAAGTGTTTTTCCAGTTAAACTACTCCAGAATAAAATTATTTTATTTCTGGGAACTCTTTCTCTACATCAAGAACGAATTCCTGCATGTAACCTTCAAGTTCATTATAGTCTTCATCAGAAGGTCGATTTTCATTATCAACATCTAACTTGAACTCATAATGGTATCTAACATTATTTATGCAGTTCATCATATCTTTCTTGATATTTTTATAAGAAAAATATAATTCACAATCTACACAAAATTGTTCCTCTTGTGGATCTGGACCTTCAAGAGGTATACACACTTTTGGGGTTACTGCCCAGAAGGTATACCAAATAGAACAAGACCATCTACTATACGCCATGTTCTCTCCTAAAATGGTGGAGGTGTGGACATTCGAAAGTCCAGTCCTAAAATAAGTCTAAATAAAACATCTACATGGTTGTCCGGAAATTTCTGGATCTTGGTAGTTCCGACTTACCTCTGGGTTTTATTCGATATTCCCCAAACGCTCAGTCACTTTCCTGAGAGTCAACCCGTCTTTGCAGGTTTGTCAAATAGAGTAATGAACCTAATCTTGACTACGCTATTACCTTGTCAATTTCAGTGCGACTTCTACGCCGCTATTGCGTATGTATTTGCAATTGTTGTTCTAATCGTATTTTAAAGAGTCCCTACGATCAACCTCTCCATGCAGTTCTATTCTTCATCATCTAGTCGATACCTATTCACCCCCATAAATTTCTTTATATAACAAATCAATAAAAATATTTAAAAAATCTTCTGTCAGTTTGTTCTTGTTTCTGAATACACGTTCCAACAAAAATGAGTTATATTCTATTCTGTAATCTTCACTATCGTAACTTTCAAGTAACATTGCTGATAAGTTACATATTTTACGTATAGGTTTATTTAATAATCCATCTGTAAACATCTGAAGAGATAACAGAGTTATATCATAATCAACATTTATAACGTTATCTAATGTATCTGGATTCTTAGGAATATAAATACCAAATTTTCCTGTATCTATATTGTCTATAATATAAAGTATCTTACCTATGTCTTTGTCTAGTGTATACATCTACGACTCTCTATAAATCTCTTAAATTAGACAGGTTCCTTCGCTCTCAGTGAACTTTAATAATAAATAGGTAACCATACACCATAAAATAATAAATCTATTTTTATTCTATAAATTCATACATTATAGGATCAACGAATCCTGCAAACCCATTTTTATAACTTTCAGACTCAGTAGTAAAGAAATTATAAATTGTTCCATTAATATTTAGGGTGGTGAACCCATTAATAATAATATTTTCATACTCCATGTCCCTAGCAATAGAACACATATAAGAAAAAGACCACTTCAAATCATTAAAATTCTTAAAAAGCATAATAACTTCTACAGCACCAAAATCTGCCTCATGTACACTATCCAAAAGTTTATCTCTATTAATATTCATATCTTCTCCTTGTAAGACAATTTAGCATAAATAAGAAAGCACAACAATATAAAATTAAAAATATAATTTCCTAAAAGAGGATATTGGAATACATTAACCTCAATATTTTTCAACAGAACATAAAAGAATGTAAATATCTCACCAAAAAACCACATGCCAAGGAACATTGAAGATATATCATCTGCTCTCTTTGTTTTCCAAGTCTTCCAACATTGAGGTATAGCACAAGAGGCAAAAAGTATTGAACCTACCCAACCCATAATCTCTAACATTTTGATCTCCGTTTAAGTTGACTGTAATATAGTATAGCAGAACTTTCCGGAAAATCAACAACTTTCTTGAAAATAAATGAAAATAATTTTCATCCCTTACATAAAGGTATAAAGTAAGCAATCTTGAAGAAGTTTTATTTTATTATATAAACACAATACCAATAATAACTTATGACTATTTGTGAAAAAGATAAGGAATTCTTATCTTTATTGTTGACTAATCCCCTGTTTTCTGTTATACTTAAGGTATGAGAAATGAGGAAAGGAACAGGAAATGGTAGAAACAATTAAAGAATGTTGTTACTGTAAGAAGGTCCTGATTGAAGGAGAATATAAAGAAGTACCTTCAGATTACTTTGACAATATAGATCATTACTTTATTCATACTCATGGATATTGTCCTACTTGTTTTGCTAGTGAATTAAAAAGGTTTACTAAAAAGAAAGAAGATTAATTCTTATTTTTATTGTTGACTTCCCGCCCGATCTATGTTATAATATGTATATAAAGATTGAGACAGAGACTAAGACAGGAGTAAGAAAGATGAAGAAGACGTTTAAGGTTGCTGATCTTGTTGAAATTGTGAACGGTAGGAATAAGTTTTTTGGTGGAGACAAGGGAACCCGTAGAGGTGCTAATAGTCTTCTAGAGTCTGTTTTACATTCAACAGACAACTATGCAGGTTTTCGATACCTTTGTTCTAATGAACTTCCGGAAGGTGTAGAACCTGGAATTATCTATGGGAAAAATGATGAAGGTAATGTATTCCCAGACCAATCCAGAGTTCATTATTACATTAAATGAATAATAAAATGAATGATTTTACTGATGGTGAAATAGACGAAACACTAATTGAATTTCCAGAATATAAGGGTTGGGGTTTCTGGATGTGTGAAATTTCAAGGTACACGTTAAGAGTTGTTTTCAGGAAGGTACAATAATATGCATAGTATAGTTAAAGATATTGAGTTATACATTAAGACATTAGAAGGTAAACCTACTCATGCCCAATGTTTATGTATTATTTCAATGGTGGAAAAGGATCAGGAAAGAATAAAAGTAACATCCAGAATTTTAAAAGATATTTTGTATGAATGCCGGAATATTATTGGTAGATAAGATTCCTACCATTGAAAACTATACTAAGGTGGGTGCTTTCGAAATAAAAGTTAAACATCATAGTTCAGTCGGGGCAACCAGTGATTTCTGTTGTAGTGTAAAATGTGTGTCTGAGTTTTCAAAAATCTTTGATTTAATTTAAATAAGGATAAGCAAAAATGGATAGTATTGAAATTCTTAACGTTGGTGAATTAATAATAAAGTTGCAATATGATTTCGCTCCATCTTCTCCACGGGAAATGGATAACCTTGGAACTATCACATACGCATCACATTCTCGACAAGAATGTGGAGATGAGGGAATGGATACAGAAGAGATGGAAGCAATCTTTAATGATCCAGATTATATTTGTCTACCAGTTTACATGTATGATCATTCTGGAATCTCTATGAATACTACTGGGTTTAGTTGTCGGTTTGATTCTGGTCAGTCTAGTATCATTTATGTAAGTAGGGAAGATATTAGAAAAGAATGGGGTGTTAAGCGTATTTCTAAGAAACTCCTTAAGAGAGTTGAAGATAATCTAATTTGTGAAGTTGATACTTTTTCTAAGTATTTGAATGGGAGTGTTTTTGGATACATTGTTGAATCTTCAGAAGGTGATATTGAGGATTCTTGTTGGGGATTTTATGGACTTGAAAATTGTAGAGAAGAAGCGATTTCTTCAGCAGTTTGTCTTCAGTCTGAAAAAGTGGCATAGGAGAAATTATGAATGATAAAGAATTTGAAGAGTTTGTAGATGAATCAACTGAAGAAGAATCACTTGGATTGTTATCAATGTTGTTTAATATTCCTGTTGAATTACTTGAAGCAAGAATGACAAAAATCCGTGGCGAGAAACTTCTAACCTTTGAAGACTTCGAATCGTTTGAAGAAGAATCAATTGAATCAGAAATAGACTATCTTAGTGATGGGGAACTTAACGAAATTATCAATGATCTAATGGATGAAGATGATGAAGATTAAATTAAAAGATCTTGGATATATAAATAAGTATATGGAATTTCCAGACATTATAAAAAAATGTAAAAAGAATAACCATAATTTAATTGTAAAACGTGAAGGTAAAAGTTATAATAGAAATATATGTAATGAGTGTAATATTACATTCAAGACTGATTATAAAAAACCAAGTTATATAAAAGAGAATGATTATGAATAAAATTATATACTTACCACCAAAAGAAGTTCTATGTGTTGTCTATGAGAATGCTCCTGAATCTTCAGATGAGAGGTATAAGTATTACTCAGGTTTGGTAGATCAGATCATGGAACAAAATAAGATGTTGAGGGTAAAAAATGAGATTTAAAGTAGACATTGACGTTACTGATCCAGAACCTATTATATTTACTAAACTCATAGAAGCAGATACAATATGGGATGCTATTGAGCAATTTGTAAATGAAGTCAGAAAACAAGAAGTTATGTATAAGATAAGACCAGAATATTTAAGTATTAATGCTTGTGAAATTATAGAAAAACTTGTCAATAGAAAATTATTTAATCGGAGTCAACTATGATATTGATGGACCTATCTCAGATATTTTTTAGTAACTTACATGTTGCTTTATCTAAACCTGATTTTAAAGATCAGTCTGATAAAGAATTTGAAAATATTATCAGGCATATGATTCTAAATTCTATCAGGAGTTACCGTAGTAAACTTCTGGAAGAGTGGGGAGAGATTGTTGTTTGTGTTGACTCAAAGGATAATTGGAGAGACAGAGAGTTTAGTCATTATAAGGAAAGACGTAAGATCAAGAGAGAATCCAGTAGTACCGATTGGGATAAGATTTTCGGAATGTTTAATATTATTAAAGGAGAATTAGAGACAATCTTCCCCTATCGATTTATTGAAGTCCCAGGAGCAGAAGCAGATGACATTATAGGGACGATTGTGCATGAGTTTAACACTAAGATAGATAAGATTTTTATTCTTAGTGGAGATTCTGATTTTAAGAATCTACTTAAATATCCTAATGTTAAATTATACTCACCTGTTAAAAAAGAATTCTTAGAAGAAAAAGAACCAGAATATGCTCTTTTTGAGAAGATTGTAACAGGAGATAGTGGAGATGGTATCCCAAATATACTTTCAGATGATGATGTTTTTGTTACTGATGGGAAACGTCAAAAACCTATCAGAAAAACAAAGGTTCGTAAATGGTTTGAGAATGGAATACCAGAAGAACATCGAGAAAAATTTAATAGGAATAGAACTCTTATTGATCTTTCTCTAACTCCAGAAATATTAAAGAATGATATAATTTATAATTGTAGAAAACAACATAATAAGAACAGAGATAATATTTTAGATTATTTAAAAGAAAATGAATTGAATAATCTTATAGATAAAATTAAAGATTTTTAAATAATTTATAAAAAAATCATTCTTGTTGGATTTAGTTTGCATAAATAATTACAAAGACTTTTTACAAAGGAGTAATTATGAAATTCTATATCTATAAGATTACAAATAATATAAATAATAAATGTTATATTGGATTTACTAATAATTTTAAAAGTAGAATGAGTACACATAAATCAAACTCATTATCTGGTAAAGATAATTATAAGTTATATAATTCTATTAGAAAATATGGATGGAATAATTTTACAAAGGAGATATTATTTGAATCTGAAGATAAATATTATACTCTTTTAACGATGGAACAAAAATTTATTGAAATGTTCGATTCTATAGACAATGGATATAATATGACTGAAGGTGGTGGTAAATTTCCAGTTTATTATGGAGATGATAATCCATCTTCAAAAAGAAAAGGTAAGTGTATGAGTGAGTTTTTTTCTGAGGATCAGATAGTGAGACATAAAAAATCTATGAAAAAAGCACATTCGGGTAAGAATAATACCCACGCAAGGGAATTTAAAATTATTGATCCAATAGGTAATGTATATAATATACATGGGAAACTTAAAAGATTTGCACAAGAAAAAGAATTAAGTTTCTCTTCATTGTTTAGTTATATCAATAAAGGAAAAATACCAAAGATATCATCAAAATCAAGAAACCATAAACAAGGAAGATTAAATCTTATCGGATGGGAAATACAAAGTATTAGATAAAAAATACAAGACTTCTAAAAGAAAACCCCCTAATTAAAGGGGGTTTTTTTAGTTAATCATTTATAATAATAATAATTGAATCTGCATTTGTTCCTAGAATATATGCTGTATTAAGATTTATTCTATCGAATGACTCAGAAGTGCCTTTATTTATAAGGAAAGATTGATCGGAAGAACTGCCTATAGATACACCATCTGTATTATCACTTGGAGTATAAATACTAATATTCATTCTAAAAATCTCTTGGTCTACCATAGTTAAAAGATATTCCGGTAAATCAGAATATATTAGACTAGAAATAGATAAAGCAGTGGAACCAAGTGTTATGTTAAAAGATAACATTTTATTCTCCTCCTATTTAATATCTTCTTTTGCACTAGAAACAGCAGAAAGGGTTTCTCTAAATGCTTTCTTTAGTTTAGTTTCAAATACTTCTCTCTTAAATCCTGGATTGGTAGGTGCGAGTTCTTGAAGGATAACATTAACAACTTCATCAAGTTTCTTACCTTCGGTTAATTTAAGAACAGGGACAGAAAGGATCTTAGATAGAAGACCAACTAGATAGTCATAATGTCTTCTTTCGAATTGAACTGCTCTTTTTGCTTCGTCCATTTCGATAATACTTTCTTCTTCGCCATCGTCATCTTCTTCTGGTTCATCTGTAATTTCTTCTTCTGAATCATCTACGTCGAGAGGTTCTTCACCATCTTCTTCATCGACATCATCAGTACCCTCATATTCACCTTCTTTTTTGAGTTCTACATAAGCATCACCAACAACTGTATCACCGTATTGTTTTCCAAGTTTATCCCACTCTTCATCTGTCAGGTCATCTTTATCTTTCAATGCTTTTGATACTGCTTCTTTTGCAGGGTTAATTTCTTCTCCGTAGTAATCAACTTCCATACTTTCAAGAAAAGTATCCAACTTCTTTTTTTGTTTACGCATTATAGTTCTCCTAAATAAAAAATATTAGTAATCTTTTTCCATTTTTTCTAAATCTGTATAGTAAGATGGACTCTCCATAAGGTGGTCCATCGTTATTTCTCTTGCAATATCTTTATCTGTGGTGTGTTCCATTTCTACTTTCAAACCCATCTTAATTTGTTTTTCAATAACTTCTATATTGACACTATGTTTGTCAGCAATATCTTTAATAGAAACCTTATCTGATTTGCCTCCAGGTATTTTATCATTCTCTACATCTTCCAAGAATGCTTCTAAGTGTTTTAATGACATAGTTTACTCCTAAAATCTTCATTTATATTTATGATGTAACTCTATAAAATAAGATATATTTATATAAAAAAAAAGGAGAGAAGAATAAATCTTCCCTCCTTTGATATTACGTGGTTCAGGTTAATGTTACACCTGAGTTTCAGCACCGTCGCTCTGTGGAGTAGTTTCATAGTCACTGAACGGATCACCTGCTGGACTTCCGGCAGTACTATCTGCGATATCACCTGTGAAGTTAACAGTGATGTAGCGGTAGTAGTTTTCAGAACCAAAGAGGTTAGAGATAATAGCATAACGAGTCATAACACCAAGGTGGGTGTGGAAGGATTCAGGACCCTTCGCTTCGTCAAACATAACAGGAACGTATGGAGCATAAACGATACCTGCATCATTAGTACTAGTACCCTTGTATCCTACTACAATGTAGTCAGTAGTTGCAAAGATGTCACGGTATACCTTAAAACGACCGATAGTACCAATGTAAGCGTTAGGAGCGGCAGTTCCGAAAGTATTGAGACTTGCTTTCTGTTCCCAGATAGTAAACTCAGGAAGTGCTTCAAGAACAGCACATACTCTTGGAGATGCAATAAGGAAGTTACCTGCACCAATACGGTTAGCAACAGCAATCTCATTTGCAGCCATGTTCACAGCAGTCATGAGAGTACGGTACTTTTCAATCTGCCAACGACCATCTGCAGTACTATTGTAGGTCCAAGTGAAACCACCACCTGCTTGAGCACGATGCTTGATTGCACTAAGAACTTCTTGGTCAATTTCAGCAGTAATTTCGTAACTCATAACATCAGTAAGTTCTCTACGGATGTCTACATTGTGCATTGCGTTAAGATCTTGTTGTACTTCGATTGGGAAACGAGCACGTAGTTTACGAGTCCAAGCGCGAATTTCCTTAGAGATGATACTGATACCAACTTCTTGAGCATCGGAAGTAGTCGGACCACCACCATTTTCAATACTGTTGAACAGACGAGAATCATCACCAACACGTTCACCTGCGTATCCAGATGTAGGTCCGGTCCAAGTACCATTAGGTTGTGCCTTGTCAACATCACCCTCGATGTTTGAGTAACGAGATGCAGGTGCTTGGTAGTTAGAATCGGCGGGATCTGAACTAACACCATTAATTTCAACACCACCATTAGCGGAAATACGGTGACGGCGAAGTGCATATGCAAGTCCTACAGGACCATTCATAGGTTGAACTGCAACGAGATCATGTGCAATAAGACCAGGGAATACCCTACGAACCATAGGGATAGTAAGTTTCTTCATAACAGATACATCTGCAATAGAAGTACCACCATTCTCAGTAAGATAAGAGAACTGGTTTTCGAGGATCATAGCGGTAGTTGCTTTCTTACTACCCTCATCGATACCTTCCAGGAAACCTTCGCGGTCCCATCTTGCAATTACTTCTGCCCTTGGATCTGCAATAAGGGAGTCGAAGTTTAGATTACCCATAGGGTTAACCTCCATAATAATAACTAATATATAAATAAAGTATTCCATTAACTTTATTGTCTAATTCTATTTATACCTTTGACTTACGTTTTTCATTAAAAAAATTAATTTTTCTTCATAAATTTTGTAGAACTTGAAAGAAAACTACTAAAGTCTTTTTCTTCATTCATTTTCATAGACAATTCATTTGGTACATTATCAATTGTTTCTTCATTTAGAACTACAGTGTTTTCTACAAGAATCTTTTCTTTCACTGATTTGAAATGATTCTCAACATCTTTAGATGTAGCATACTCTTCAAGGAGTGTAGTCATCTTTTCCTTTTGAGTTGGAAGCATACCTTCAGTAAGATCAGATACCTTTAGATCTCTTTCAGCGCGATTGAGTTTAGTTCTAAGATCCATAACTTCATTGTTCTTAGTTTTAACAACATCATCTATATCTTCATTGATGATAAACCCTACCTGAGCAAGAGTGTCCTTCATTGATTCTACAATCTGTACATTCTTTTTATACTTATCAATAGTTTCAACCGCTTCTGCTTGGATCTCCAATGCTTTTTCTTCAGCAAGTTTTTCAATAAGTTTAGGAGCGGAAGACTTAAATTCTTCTACTAAACTTTCCTGGTTCTTTTTATAATCAGAAATCTTATTAGATGCTTCAAGAATAACACTACGACAAAGGCGCTGTGCCTTATCGTTCGCTTCATTAATTTTAGAAGACATATCTTCTGAGAGTTTTTCTTTGATCTTTCCTGTTAGTTTAGTTGTAGCACTTTCAACGATAAAAGAAGTATACTTGTCAACAAATTGAGACTGACGTTCTTTTATACGTTCCTCTACTAATACATCGATAATACTTGTTAATTCAGTCTTTTGTACAGCAGAAAGAATATCATTCTCTAATAGACTTTTCTTTTTCTTACGTCTTGCCATTATAATCCCCTTGAATTATTTTTATTAAAAATAGGTTTAAATATATCATTATAGACATTTTCTACATGTCCTTCCAAATGTTTGTCGATGAAAAACAACTCTGTATCCTCATCTATCAAACTCTCGTTTAAGATACTAGAACTATTAACAATCTTAGTTAATTGTTTTGTTAGTTCTTTTGACATACTACTCTCCCTTCAAACTTCCAAGAAATGACTTGATTGCTTCAAAAACTTGCTCTTGACTTTGTTCTTTCTTAATTGGAAGAGTCTTCAGTCTACTTTCGAACATCTTATAGTTTTCTTCGTTCATATCGTAGATCTTACCACTACAACCATCTAAAATATATTCTTTTTCTTCTTGGATAGATTCAACCATAGCGTCCGGAGCAGAAGGGTCAGCAACAACATCAATCGCTCTCATTATGAACTTATTAACTAGATTGCATTCTTCTCCGTTATCCCACTCTTTAGGATCAGCAGAACCGAGTCCTCTGGAAGATACTCCGACCTTACCACCTGTTTTAAGTAGACCACGTAGGATCTTACCCATAGGACAGTCTTCGTGGCATACCTTTGCTTTACCTACATAGTCAGTACCACGCTTGACAAGATTAGTAACCAATACAGCAGTCTTATCGAGATTAATCTTTGGTGAATCTGGATGTCCAAGTTCACCCCAGGCAATATTTTTCTTTATCCTTTGATCGTTAAATTGCTCAACTGACTTATCAAGAACACTAATAGGGTAAACACGTTTGTTACTATTGAGTTTATCACCCTGAAGGAAGATACCCTCGATGTACCAATCACCTGTTTCTTTTGATTCTTCGGACAATATTTGATCTTCACAAATAAATTCATTCATGAAACGTCCGACTGTTACACCGTTAGGCATTAATTTCTCCTTAATAATTTAATAGTCTAATTCTATTTATGAGTTATATACGACTATTTATGTAAATATATTATAATTTATGAGTTAGAATTAGGATTTAATCTCTGACCTATCTTCTTTTTAATATTGGCACCCGCTAACTTACCTCTTGCTTTAGTCTTGAGGTTACTTTTAACAGCACCTTTTTTTCTATTGATCTGTTCTCTGACACTCATTCTTCTCTTATTTAATGAACCTTTGCTACCTCTATCGACTCTCATACCGTCACCCTTATCTGTAACTTTTTGCTTTTTCATCTTGCCGTCAGTGAATTCGATTTTACTTTTAATTATACCTTCACTCATAGAAAGGAAATCTTCTAGAGGATGTTCGGTATCTTCTACTTGTGTCTCATCAAATAGAGGCAATACTCTCCATTTATCGTTGGTATTTTTTGCACCTTGATAAACCTTTATAACATAGAAATTATTATCTATATCTTCTACTGTAACAAGATCACCTTCTTGAGGACTATCTTTTGTACCGACAACCTTTAGAAATTTGGAAGGTATTATAAATTCTTTGTCTGTTATTTCATTTTTAATCTTAAAAAACATTTCTTCATAACTTTTCTTCTCAATTGGGTTCATATCATACATTTCATAATCACCTTGAGATAATTTATATACACTATCACTCTGTAGAAATTTATAGAAAACATGTAAAGTAGAACCTCTCATATCAATTACGATACCATCTCTATCAAAGAAATCACTAGACTTAATTGTATTCTTTACAATATCACTTACTTTAACTTGATTCTCTTTAATTAACTTCTTCATTTTATCCTTCGGATCTTCCGGAACTTTCTTGAAGCTTTTATTTTTTACTAAATAATGTTCGCCGTCTGGTGATTCATATACAACACTTTTATCTTTAACTTTCAATACTTTAACTTTCTCACCTTTAAAAGAACTAAGTGGATGAGTGAGAACTATTGTATCACCAACTTTAACCTTATCGTTACTTCCGGAATCTTTATCAAAGATTTTATCGCCCTTCATATCCGGACCTGTATTGAATTTCTTTACCTTAGTCCAACCTGGAACTTTACCATCCTTCATAAGTTGTTTTGTAGTTTCTTTACCATTACCTAAAGACTTAAAGACTAAGATATCTGCAATATCTTTAGGTACAGCAGTGCTACTTTCAAAACCAATGATTTCAAATTCATTACCTTCGAAGTTCTTTACCAGTTTTTTATATACGAATCCTGCACCAGAAGATTTATACTTTTCTTCATCTGCTTTATATATGTCACCTTTTTTATACATGGGTTCTTTATTATCTTCAGAATTAGTTTCTATACGTTCACCATCCTTACCAATATCTGTAATTTTATTATTCTCTCTTGCAAACGCTTCCCAAGTCTTGTTCTCAGTATGCTTGAAGAACGATGCCATAACCTCTTGAGCACTCGCTGAGAGTTTATCGAAGATCTCATAAGGATTCCGGATACCCGCTTTGTGGTCCAGAGCTTTTTTAATCCATTTATATCCACCATCTTTAGCATACGATTTAACCTTATTGAATACTGTATCTGTATTATGTTGAAGATCGTATACATGGTCAATCCATACAGTTAACATATCTTTATCTCTTACTGGAATATCATTTAGTTTTAACCATGCATCAGAAATCATCTTCCAAGGTTTACCACCATAAGAAGATTCCCATTCAACATTCTCTGGATCAAACAAATAAGATCCTAGTTTAGCAATACCTTCAGGATCACCTCTTGTTGCTTTCTTTAATGCTTTAAATGCTGTAACATAACTTTCTCTGTTATCTTGAAGTCTTCTGTTTATCTTCTCATCTGATTCTCTATCTATAAATTCAGCACCGAATCTGTCTCTGAGAGTTACATCTGTCATGTATTTTTTTAACATCTTAGCAATAGCAGGGTTATCTTTTTTAGCATTCTCATATATATACTTTGGATTTCGTTTAGTAGAATCAAAGATATGACGAATTTCAGCAGACAAAGAAAACTCAACATACTTAAGAAGATGTTTCTTCAGATAAGGATATAGAGTATTTTTAAATTCATCAACAGCATGGTTAATGTCATCATCGTTGGTATTATTGCGTAAGAATGTAGATGCATAGAAGTCATATAGAAGTTCTTCTTTATCTTTAGGAATACCATAATCATAAGTTCCGGATATTTCATTCATCATCTTTACAGCAATGTCTTCTACAAGATCTTTCTTGTAATTATGTTTTTTATATAACTTCAGTCCATCTTCTGGGATAAAGGTTGAAGGATTCCATTGAATAAATTCAACGTCATAAATATTTCCACTTGATAGATACTTTATATTCAGAACTTTGCCAACATCTCCCTTTACATTATCATAATCATCATCCAGAGATTTAGTAAGTTCTACTTCATCACCAACATTTATATCTTCTTTTTCATTCGAATCCAAATTTAAAATCCGAGAAGGATCAACTTCCTTAACATACTGAGAAGCAAGTTGTTTCGTTGGTCTAGTGGCACCTTCAACACCTTCAATATCAAATACTATACTATATGGATCACTTTCACTACCAGATAAAATATCAACAATTTTATATGTATCTTTATATGTATTTAAAAGTTTATCTATAGTGGGATTATCTTTTCCAAACTCATCTAAAATGTGTTCTTTATCTAATTCAATAATATCACCAACACCATATCCGTAATCTTGCTTGAAAGATTTCTTCGGATCTTTTACATCCTTAATAGAATACTTCTTAAGTAACTTAGGGAAAAGACTATGATTTATACCTTTCCCAACAGATAATAAATTTGTATTATGAGTGTTTCCATTTATAGGATTATTTAACTTATTAATAGAAATAACTTTATGGGTATTACCAACGGTTTCTATTTTATCATCATAAGACATAACATCTCCTGATAATTTATCATATTCACGTTGATCTATTGTTACAAGATCTAAAGGAGCAAAACCAAACTTCTTTTTCAATCTTTTTATATTCTTATCATGAGATCCGAAAGTTACTGGTTTGTTATCTACCTCACCTGCACTGTTTCTAATAAGAGTTTCTTCAATCGCTTTTGTATTACCCTTCGCCCAATCTTCGAAATTCTTTTTCTGGTACTTGTTGAAATAGAATCTTGAAAGTCTTTCCATATCAGGAGAGACTTTACCTAGAAGTTCGAAAGGAGTCTTGATGTGTTTTTTAAATTCTAATGCTCTACCGATCCAAGAATAAGAACTATCCTTCTGGTATGAAGTCATTTTATTGAATACTGTATCTGTATTGTGTTGGAGATCGTAGATGTGGTCGATCCATACTGATAGTCTTAGAGTATCTTTAGGGTTTATTTCAAAAAGATTCAACCAACCTGTACATATCATTCTCCAAGGTTCACCACCATAAGATGATTTCCATTCAACATTATTAGGATTGAATACAAACTCTTGTACTTGTATAAAAGATTCTCTATCTTTCTTAAACGATTTAAGAGCAGACTTATAAGAAGATACATATGATCCTCTATTATTTTCTAATCTCGGTCTAATCTTAATAGGTTCAAGAAGTTTAGAACCATAGGATTCAAAGGAACTAATATTGATAATATATTCATTATACATATTACCTATTCTTTTACCGAACTTACTTGTAACTTTATCTATAACAGAACCTATAGATACATTAACAGAGTCCAATACGTGCCTTGCTTCTGCACATATAGCAAAGAATACAGCATCAATAAGAGACTTCTGTAGAGAAGGGTATAGAACATCTTTAACATATGTTACTGCAGAATCAAGATTCTCATCTTCAAGACCTGCTTCAGTAGCGCCTGGTATTAAAAGAGTAGACATGTAAAAATCATACATAGTCTGTTCTTTATCCTTTGGAATCTTGTACTTATCAATAGAACTCAATGCTTCAAGATATTGTTTAGAGTCTAATTTATTGAATATTTTTGTTGAGAATATATTAAGATCTTCTTCTATTTTATTTAAATCTTCTTTATGCATTATTTTTCCTCATATAAAATGATGTCTTATTCTATATTTATGTAGTTTAATAAACAGTATAATAAGAAAACTTTTTATATATTATATAAACTATTAATCTTTTGACAGAATGATTCTATATTTGTGTCTTCCATGTATTTTGATAGTTCTTTTTTTGCTTCTCTAACACTATAATCATCTGACAGTCCAGAGGTCGTATCTATAATTACTCTATTGATACCTTTAAGAAGTTTCATAGCGGAAAGAATAGCAAAGGATGAAACTTTTTTATCGTTGAATTCAAAAGACGCTTCTCCATTATCAACAATACCACGGACCCACCCACACTTAAGAGCATTAGCAATAGTCTTTTTTCCTACTTTCTTAGCATATGCATTATGTTCCATACCCATATCAAGATAAATAATCTTACCCTTATCATCAATCCAAACACCTTCTTCTGATCGATCTTCATTTAAATCTTTATCTTTTAATATATCTTCAACATCTTCAATATCTTTAGGTGTATCTATCTTACCAGTTTCTTTTACTAATCCAGAAAGTTTATGCATCATATCAAGATAATGATAACGTTCCAATAATTTATATCTTACATTCTCTGGTAAAAGATTAGCAGATGGAAGTTGTTTTGGTTCTGGAGAATCTTCATAATTACTAAATGCTTCTATTCTTGCAGTGTGTATTTCATCATAAGTTGCTGATATGTTTTTAATATTAGTGTCAAGATCTTCAAGTCTCGACATAATCTTAAACATAATAGTCTCTGGATTACCACCCTTCTTTATAGCAGTGGTGAGAAGATCTATATCTATTAGACTTCTTAATGCTTCTTCAGAATCAATATCAATATCTGTAACTGTTTTTTTAAAATCATCATATACATTAGAAACGTCAACACCATAATCCTTCGGAGGTTTTAACCATTTATGATTCTTCATATCATATGCAGAATCAAATCTTTCCATTGGGGGTGTCTCACCAAGGACAAAGTAATTAATAGGGTGAGTAGTACCTTCGACGAATCTACCATTAACTTCAGGAGACTTTGCCCTAACAGTATCCAAAGTACCTTCTTCTACATCACCCAGTACTACAGTTACATCTAGATCTGCTTCATCGTTGTATCTATAACCTGTAATACTTCCAACTATAAATACTTCTTCTAGTGGGAGACTACCTGATAGATCACTCAGTCCGTTTAATACTTGCTTCTCTACATCACTACGTATCTCAGGAGTACCACTAGATACGTCCCAGATGTCCGTATTTAATTCATCTCTAGGTTCATCAAGGATAGATTCATTTATCTCTGTACCTTCTACGAACATTAAGAACTTATCTAATTCTTTTACACTCATTTTTTATCCTTTAGTTTAGAAATCCTAGAATTATATCGAATGCTTCTTCTTGACATACACCCTTTTCTTTTTCTATATCTTCTACTATAGTTGGATCTATATTCATTCTCTCTGCTTCATCATACCTACTCAGAGCATTCTTAAGTTTCTTGATAGTGATATCCTTAATCTTATCTGAACCTGCCATCATTTTCTTTGCAACTCTAGGTTTGTCTGCTGAAATAGCATCACGGATAGTTGAAGCACTTACCTTACCTTCACCACCTTTACTAGGGATAAGATCAATACCATATAACCCTACATTCTTTTCTTTACTTGGTGATTCATTTTTATTAACATTGAATAACTCTCCACGCTTGTCCATGATACCATAACGATCATCTTCTTTACCAATGGCAACTACAAGTTTATCACCTTCAGGAACGTCAAACATATCTCTTGCTTTTTGTTCTTCTTCGTCTTTTGCAATACCAAAGATCATACTAGTAGATCCACCTGCGAATTTAACATTATCAAGAGAACTAATATTAGGGTCACTCTTAAGTGCTACGATTCTATCTGCAGACTGTAGAGGATTCTTCTTAAGATACTTGGGTGTTTTGTTCTTTGCTTCTGATGCAAGAACATATACATTCTTGAATTGCTTAGATAATCCAACAATGTTTTTAACGTGAGCAATTGTTGGAGGTTGAAAACGTCCAACAAAGATCGCGCTCTGTTCCTTAAGTTTCTGTGCTGTCTCTACCATTTCCTCACTTGAAAATCCAGAGTCTAGGGTGAGTTCAGATGCTTCCATTGCATCCAATATTTCCTCAGAGACAGTGTCAGTAAATTTCTTAACTTTAATTATCTTACCATTACCAATACTCTCCGGTCCCATACCATTACCTTCATGGAAAGGACTGTATAGAACATTATTCTTACTAAACTCTACTCTATCGACAATCTTAATCATGTTACCACCATTGAGAAGAACATATCCTTCGGGTTTAGTTGCGATAAATTTGTCTTCATCACTTGACTTGTCAATCAAGAACTCTTTACCTAGTTCTGATTCTATACTACCAAACGATTCAATTAGTAGATTCTTAATGTTGAGCATGTAAAAATAAGAATGAATGAATGGTTCAAATGTATCTGAAAAATCATTGATCCAATCTTTCATACTATCCAAGAATCGTAACTTCTTCTCTTTACCAACATTAGTTTTTAACTTCTCAGATTCTTTAGATAGTGTAGTCTCTAGATATTCTATAAGATTATCCTTGAAAGTTTCTGTAAATTTATCAATCTGATTCTCGTTGTATATTGTTTTACTATCAGACTTCAATGCTTCACTCTTAGAGAAACTTTGCATTCTAGACTTTATATTCTTGAGAATTGGATTAGACCCATCCTGCCATGCTTGATCGAACTCAGGATCTATTTGATCAAGAGCATCTTTAGTCTCTTCAATGATCATATTTATTTCTTCTATATTATCACTTATAGATTCTTTTAGATCTATTCTAGGAATGAATGGATGAATAGCAAATACTTGTGGATTCTTTATTGCTTCCACTTCAGAAATAATAGTTTCAGTCGGTAGTCTATCAATAACTAATCTACCATTTTCATCAAATGAAGATCTAAATGCACCATGAATAGCAATACCAAGACTTGCTTTAGATACTCTATTATATATTTCTGACTTCTTATCTACTGGAATAGCATAGAGAATAGTGTTAGGTTGTAGTCCAATAACCTTTTGACCATCAACAGTAAGTTTTTTCTTTTGGTCGAATGATGAGAATAACAGGTCACCATTCATAACAACACCCTTTTTCTTTACAGTACTTTTAAGAATATTATATGAGGCAGAAAGAATTTTAGCAATCTCACCATCCCACTTAGTTTGGATATCTCTTTGTCCGTATCCTAATCTTTGATTCTCACCTTTGTTGAAAATTGCTTTAGTAGAAACAAAGAATTTACCATCCGAATCTGTACCATAATATAGTGAAGGAGCACCATCTATTTTGCTTGAAGTAAATGTCTGAGTATCAATACTACCTTCTTGTTCAAGGTCATCTACAAACTTATCGATAGTATCAATAGCAGTTTCAAGTCCTGCTGAACCTTGATTGAATACAAGGTCCTCAAGGAATTCAAGATGAGTAACACCTTGGAGAGCGTGAGTCTTTCCTGCTTCAGTATACATACCTTCTAACTTAACATCTTTTAACTCTTCAGGAACTTCACCAAATTGCTTCTTAATGTTAAATGCAATCTTACCTAAGATCTTATCCTTGTTTTTGCTATTAACAAAATCACTATTGTTAATGTAATCTACAAGAGATTCGAAAGAGTCTGCATCTGCTTCGGTGGCATTCTTACCAAGTAGAAGTTCAATTATCTTTTCTATATCACTAGTAATAATTTCACGCTTCAGAGTCTTCTTAGTCTTTGAAACCTTACCAGTTTTAGGTGAAAGATATGTTTGAGTTCCCTTAAACAAACCACGTTTAGGGTCGAAGATTCCTCTTTCCCATGTAACATCTTTGTCCTTACCTGCTTCTGTCTTGATCTTCTTCAATGTTTTGTATTTATATTCAGAAGCAATCGCCATTAACGCAATACTTCTATACGCACCCTTGTACTTAGAATCATTTTGATGAGGACTGTGAAGACCAAAACTTACAAGATCCATAGTCTCTCTTGGAGTTAACATGAAGTCTACCTGTACTGAAGAGTTCTTTTGCTTCTTATCAACATTCTTAATTGGATAAGAAATACTAACAATACCAGTACCTTTATTATAAGTAACATCAGGAGTAACCTTTAGTGATAGATCTTTTATAAATTCACCTACAGCAAGTTCGTCTTCTAAATTATTAGTGTCCTGTATATCCTCGATAGATACAGCAACATCAATATCTCCGGAACTATCTCCAGGTTTACGCTTTCCAGTAGATCCAAGAGTCTTCGCACTATCCGGAAAATTAACACCTAGTTCATCAAGGATATCAGATTGAATACCCTTTAGAGTACCTTCTACATTCTCTTGATTAATTCTAGTTACATTCTTTACAGCGTGTCCACCTTCATTTATGTTTTCCATTTATTATTCCTTTATTTACCTGTTAATGAATTAGTGTTTGGGTCGTAGAATGGGTTATTCATATCATAATATTTCCCATACCTTAATGCTCCTGCTCTAGCTGCCGCTTTTATAAAAGCAGGTTGTAGTCTTCTTTTTCTGTATTCATTGTACATTAGTCTCACGTTACCACCCATATATCTTTTCATCATGAGAGCAATTCTATCCATACTAGTTAACGCTCTACGCTCATCCTTATCTCCTGGTTCTCTCAGTACCTTACCTTGAGCATCTATAAGACCCATCTTATATGCAGGAAGTAGTTTTGTAGGTGTTGTTAACCTTTTCATCATAGCGGTAAAAAATATTGCGTCTAGACTCTCACCCCAAAGATAATCTGATCCTGAAATCTTTGCCATATATTCTCCTATTAAAATTCTTTCTTCCTATTATTTATCAACTAATATCATTTTTTTCTTGACATAATAATGATTTTGTTATATAATTACATAATCTTAAACCAAGGAGAATATATGATATTGAATAAGAAATCACCGTTCGGTATAAAAGATAACATGTTGGAAACTAATTTTGGTAGTGAATACCTTAGAACGCCATTTAGATACGCAGGAGGTAAGGCAAGAGCATTACATTTTATACTCTCACTTATACCTGATAGTGTGAAAGAAGTCATAAGTCCATTTGTTGGTGGTGGTTCGGTCGAATTAGCATTAGCATCTCTTGGTGTGAAGGTTCATGGGTATGATGTATTCAAACCTCTTGTAAATTGTTGGAAGCACTTGATTAAGAATAATAAGGGGTTGGGTTGTGAATTAAATGATTACTACCCCATAAGTAGGGATGACTATTATATAATTAAAGGCAAGGCACTAGAGAGTGGTTTTAAGGACGCTGTAGAGTTCTATGTGATGAACCGTGTCGCATTCTCAGGCATCTCGTTTGCAGGATTCTCTAAAGGGCATCCGAGGTTTAGACAATCTATTATTGATTATGTCACTGAAGAGTTTAAAGTTAAGAATCTTAAGGTAGATCATGAACCATTTTCTAAGAGTATACCCAGAAATACTGGAAAGTTCTTCTATCTAGATCCTCCATATGTACTTGGAGATGTGTATCTTTATGGTAAGAATGGTGATACACATAAGGGATTCGACCATGTAGGACTTCGGGATCTTCTGGTAACAGAGAAGAATTGGGTTCTATCGTATAATAATGTACCGGAAGTTCATGAACTTTACAAGGGTTATAGATTCCTTTACCCTCAGTGGTCCTATACTATGCGGATAACTAAGGAAGAATATGGTACCAAAAAAGGACAAGGTAAAGAAGTCCTTGTCCTTTCGGATGATATTCCTGATGTTATTGAGAGTTAAATCTCTAGTGAGACTACATCACCACCACCACCAAGAAAATCTATTTGTTTACTAAGTTCGGTTGCTTCTATTTCATCACTCCACCCTTCTACTTCTGGAATGATCCCTAAGAATATGAATAATCTTCTTAGGGATTCTTCTATCCACCCCCATGCTTTATCCATATATGATTTAACTTCTTTGATTGCCTTATCCCAAAGATCTTTAATGAAAGTTTGAATCTTTCCTACATCCATCTCACACATCATTTCAATATCTTCGTTCATTAGACACTGAATATCTGTAGGTGCATCTACGAAATCCTCATTCAATTTATCTATAATAAGTCCAATAACAGACCAATATTTATAATTTCCTGTCTTTTGTTTCTTACCATCTATTACTTTCTTTTGAGATGATGATTTGAACCTGACACTTACCTTCATTTCTTCAGCAACATGATTAACATATTCTCGATCAGTACAGATTTTTAGTTTTATCTTGTCTCCTTCCCAATCTACACATAGAAAATAATCACAAGTACCATCATTATTATCAAACTTAACAAGACCTGTCATTGCTTCATATGCAAACTCTTGTTTGAATTCACGACTCTGATTAAAAAGAAGATTCATTTCTTTCATTAATTCTTTATGAGTATTATTAGCAACATTAACAATTTCATCTTGTCCAGATTTTATTGCTTGTGATAGTGTACCTTTTGTAAGACTTGCTTCTGATAGATTATCTATCGTTTTCTTTACTTTGTTAAATGTTTTCTTCTTCAAACCATTAACTTTATCTGCCGCTGTGTAGAAAGTTGCTCTTGATTCATTCTTACCTCCGGACATCAACTGAGCAGATTTACCACTCTTCAATGATATTCTGGACTTACCTATTTTTATATCAGTCTTCGGAGTCTTTGTTGAAGATGGAACTTTCCCACCAGGCCAAAACTTCTTCCACTCTTTACTTACATCTATTTGTTCAGCACCCAATACATCTGCATTTCCTGACTTGAATATCTTCTTTATAGATTTCACAATCTTTGTGGGGGCATCCGCCGGGATTGGAGGACTTTGTGATGCTAGTAATTCTGCAACTTTCTTAGTAGTAGTACCTTTATTATTCCATGCATCTACGATACCAATTTCCATTACCTCACCTCGACTTCTACCACCCTCTGCTTCGACGAGATGATTCATATTTGTAGGTTCACCTTTAAACTCTTCAAATAATAACCCAATATCTTTATCGTTGTTTTTATTAAAACCTGTTTGATTTGGTACATTTAACATATCTAAAATCTCCTATTATTATAATTCTCTCTTATTGTGTTACCTATAATGTATTTATGATCAATCTTACAATACTTCCGAAAGTTTTTTTTTAATTCGTAAGTTCTATATCCCATTGGACTTATGACTATCTTGCTTTTATTTTTGTTTTTATTGGAATTCTTATTGACTACCGCCCCAGTTTATGCTATAATATGTATATAAAGATTGAGACAGAGACTTGAGAACACTTGGAGAAACAAAGATGATCACTAAGGAAAACGTTAATATGTATTCGATTGAAGAGTTGAGAGACATTCATGAGAATATCAAAACTATGGCAGAACAAGATATTGTCCGACGGGAAATCATGAAGCGTTTTTATGAAATGAAGGTTAGAAAGGGTGAACTAGTATGAATACCAGGATGAAAAAGATTGAAACTTTCAAGGAAAGGGATTAAGTTATGACTATTGAAGATTTCATCAAAGAGAATCACGATGAGTTGACTGAAATTGTACATTCTGCAGGAGTATCATATAGAGATATTGATGAAGATGAAATTGAAATGTGGGTCATGAACGATGAGGGTCTTTATAACTGGGCAATTGAATCAGGTGTATCTGAAGATTAAGGAGTAGAAATGAGTACTGTTAAAGTTATTGGTAGTGTTGGATACGTTAAACTGAGTAAGAATTTACTTAAAGTTCTTTTGTCTTCAAGGTCACAAGAAACAGGACGATATACTCTTGCAGGTATCCAGATCAAGCGAGTAAATGACGTAGTTACTCTAACCACTACAGATACATTTCAAATTACAATAGTTAGAATCGAAAGTGAAGGTCCAGATTTCGAAGTAGTATTGACTCACCGAGAATTCATGAACAGGGTTGTAGATAAGGGTACTAATATCCGGGAAGCACAGATTGATCTTATTAATCTTCTGGACGATGAACGGTTTAATGTTGAAGGTAAGTACCCGAAGTGGGAAAACATTCTTCCAGACAATTGTGAAAAGAAAGCAATCGAATTTAGTTCCTATGGTGTGAATACACACGAAGGTTTTTACAATCTTAAGTTCCTTGATGCAATCCAGGAACTCATGGAAGAAACACAAATAGTTGGCAAACTAAAGGAAAATCATTGTGAAGATCCAGTAAGATTCGAAGGTGAAAACTTTACTTATGTTATTTCACCTATCAATCCTAAGGATTAAATAGTCACCAATAGAATATATAACAATTAACTGATTTGTAATATTATTAGGAGTACAAGATGGGACGCAAGGCAAAACCTATAAAATTGAGTGAGATTAACTACAGGATGATGAGGTGTGCTTGTGGTGAACCAGTGGAAGTAAGAGATGATAATGTTATCAGTGTTACTTGTTGTTATTGTGCTACAGGTACGACCCCAGTAAGGTCCCAAGCACAATTGGAGGAACTAATCTATAAAGAGGCAGAACGTAAGAAAGAAGAAGATAATAAACCCAAGAAGCGGGGACGTCCAAGGTTGAGTGATGAAGAAAAAGCGAAGAGGGCAAAAGAAAAAGAAGATAAGAAATCTAAGAAGAAACATAAGAAGGTATCTAAGAAAAATAAAAAGAAAAATCTAACTAAGAAAGGTACACCTATGATTGGTAAAAATAAGATTAAGGTTCCAGGTAAGCGAGGACGTAAGGCAAGTGTCGGTAAGGTTGTTCTAGACTTTATTAATAAGAGAGGCACTGCTAATATTGATGACATTTATTCTGTATACAGTAAGAAGTTGGTTGAGATGGATAAGGTTAAGTCTGTGGATGATCAACGTCGAAACCTCTATTCTACTCTCTTCATCTTGAACCGGGACAAAAAGATTGTAACACTTGAAAAACGAAATGTATATGGATCTGCAAAGTAGATTAACTCATTTGTCTTAAGGGAGCGCATTGTGTCGCATAAAATTCAGAAGAATAATAAGAAGAAGAAGAATAAGAATCAGTATGAAGATAACTTTGAAGTAAAAAAGTTGAAGAATTATAAGCGGTTGAAGCAAGAACTCAAGGTGAATCAATAGGAGAATATTATGGAAATTAAAAGTAGTGGTAAAGAAGAATCTTTTGCAACGGGGGCGGTTAGAGATAAAGGAGAAGATAAGAATTCATTGGAACTGATATCTCCTTTTTTTGAGAATCGTTTAGGAAATTGGTTGACAAAGGGTGCCCAAAGATACGCCCGAAGGAACTGGGAGAAAGGAATTCCTAATGAACGTTGTTTAGCATCTCTCATGCGACATCTTAATGCTTATCGTATTGGTAAGAAGGATGAAGATCACCTTGCCGCGCTTGCATGTAATGTTATGTTTATGTTACATAATGAGGAAATGATTAAACGAGATGTACTTCCAGAAGAATTAGGGTTCTATCCAGACTACGGAGAATAATATGGGGTTCAATGATTTTTTCAATCATGCAATTAATGAAATGATAGATAGGAAGGTATCTATCATTCTAAAAAATTCAAACAATATTAAATTTGGTGATAATGAAAATCTTTGTTCTGGGTATTTTAGTGGTAGTGATGATCAAGAAGATTGTGAATTTTGTGTTGCCGTCGGTGGTGAACAATATGAATCTGTATTCGTCCATGAGTATTGTCATTTTTTGCAATGGAAAAATAAATCAAAAATATGGACAGGTTTAAAAACGAGGGATGAAAATGATTTCTGGGAGTGGTTAGATAAGAAAAAGAAAATGTCATTCAAAAGAGCAAAGAGAATAAGTAGTGAGATAAGAGATTTGGAAGAGGATTGCGAACGGCGAAGTGTAAAGATGATTCAGAAGTGGGATATAGATATAGATATTGAAGAATATAAACAGAAAGCAAATTCTTATATATTTTTCTATACTCTTATACCTGAAACTCAAGAATGGTATGCACCTGGAAACCCACCATACATGATGCAAGAGATTATGGATCTTATGCCGAAGACATGGATTAATGACTATAGTGTACTCCCTGATGGATATAGGGAACTTATTTTAGAGTATTGTGTGGAGATGTGATATGAGTATTACTATTTTTATTTTATTATTTATTTTTATTATTCCAGGATTGTTTATTATTATTTCATCTGAAACTGACAATAGATATATATTTTTAGTGGGGTGTTTAGTCTTTTGTATATCTTCAATATATTGTTTATATGCTGATAACTCTAGGGAGGAGAATTTTAATAAAGTTACTTATTATAACTCAAAAGATGTAGGTTTTCAATTTTTAAAAGTTGGAGAGAATAGAATCATTAATCTCAATCAAAAACTAAGTTGTGTTATCAGAGAAGGTGATCTCGTTTTCGAAAAAAGATTTTCTCAACCAGATTGTTTTTTAATTTTTAATGATAAGTTTGTATATGATTATAAGATTGTACGTAAAGAAAATATTAAGGAGTAAACAGAATGAAATTTTTAATAACAATTGTATTTTTACTTATGCTTATAGGTTGTGCTGATGATAATACGAATAAGAAAGCAGATGTACATCCTGATATAGCGGGGGCAGACAATGTACCAAATGAATTGCCAGATTTAGAAAGTGGCATACATACTAGTAAGTTTGAAATATGTTCTAAGATCATGGTACTTGCTTATTGTAATGGAGATTTAGTAGAACTAACTTTACCTAAAGGGTGTGTTATCATAGTCCCAAGTATCAAAGTAAAGTCGCCGGGTGATACAGTTGACAAAATCCAAAAGAAATTTTTATAAGGAAAATATATGGAAATTAAAACACTGTTGTCTGCTATGAAGAAACAAGATCACAATAAAGAAGCAACATTCAAGATCGGTACCATGATAACTATATTAGAATATATTATAGAGAACCGGAATATTCTTCTAGAAAATACAAGGGTTGTCCCATCTGTTGATGAAATTAAGAAAGAAATAAAGGATGAAATGATCCAAGACAAAACAAAAACCATTTTATTTTAAATAAAGTTTATGGAGATCCTGGATGAAAGAACAATGCGATAAATGCAATAAAGAATTTTACCTATCAAATGATTCTTTCATGGGATCAATTGAAACTTTAAATAAAACAAAAGAATACGAGTGCAGTATGTTTACAATTATTATCGCATTATGTCCGGACTGCTATAAATTATTCGTTCCACCAACCAAAAAATAAAGTTTTTTAAAGATATACATAACTCTATATTTTATAACACCTTATGACTAATCGTTGTAAGGAGTTGTTTTAATTATACTTATGACTATTAATATAAAAAAGTATAATAATTCATATTAATTCTTATTTTTATTCTTGCATTATTTCCATATTCTGATATAATAGGGTTATAAAGATTAAGGAAGCGGTTGAGAACTTTACTTGTTTATGGAGAAAATCAATGATCGGGATGAGTCTTGGTATTAAAAGTAAGGGTGCAGTTTCATTAGGTTCAGTTGATATTCCTGATAAGTATTTTCAACGGTTTGGAACTGGTATACCTTCAATTGATAACATGTTTGGGTCAGGTGGTGGTTTTATAAAAGGTCAAATTATAACAATATCTGCAATGAGAGGTGCAGGGAAAACAACAGCACTTCTTCAAATTCTTAATGGTGTTGTTGAAAATTCTGATAGTGAAAAGTCTTGCCTTTATCTTTCTGGAGAGGAAGCAGTCGAACAACTTGCCTTTACTGCAAAGCGTATCAATACTCCTAATGTTATGGCAGATAATATCACTGATGTTGATGAAATTAGCAAACTTACAAAAGACTATGATATCATTGTTATGGATTCTATGAATAGTCTAACTTCTGAAGGTAAGCAATCTCGACTTGCTATTGAATCATATGCAATGAATACTATTGGAAAGAACGCAAAGAATAATGATTGTGTGGTTATTTTTGTATTACATCAAACAAAGTCAGGAAACTCTTCTGGTGCATCTAGCATCGATCATTCTGCTGATACATGTATCAAGATCTTCAATGTTGACTCTGAAGAATATGGTGAACTTAACTGCAAGGCATTTTGTGTTGACAAGAATCGTTTCGGTCAAACTAAGGATTCCGTTTTCCGGATGACTAAGAAGGGTTGGGACTTTACTGATCCTATCAAAGAAGACATTGACCGTGACAAGTCCAAGTCTGAGACTCGTTCAGATCGTAAGCAAATTGAACTTGATATTCTGATCGAAGCAATCAAAGCAAAGAGGGGGAAATTCAACCTCCAGAATATTTCTGAAATTTCTGGAGATATGAAAATCTGTGAACGATTTAACCGTCACTTGAATTCACTTGTTAAGGTTGGTAGCATTAAGAAAATTGGTCGTGGTCAAGACGCTCGTTATAAAATGGGAAAGAAGCAGAAATGAATATTACAGTATCCGGAAATTCATACCGTGTAAATGTAACAAGTGCTTATAATCCATTCTGTTCTTGTGTTAACAAAGATGGTGTTAGAAAGATATGTGGTGTTCTTCCACAAGCACCGTACAGTCTTTGGGAAGAGTTCAGGAAAGTCTGGGATGAACGACTAAAAGATAGTGCATACAACAAGAAGACTAACCAAAATGCCAAGTCTTGGAAGGTTGAGTCTTCTAATACTAAATCATTTTACACTGTAACTAGAGACGCGAGTGGTGATTTTTCTTGTACTTGCAAAGGTTTTATGTTTCGGAAATCTTGTAAACATATTGATCAATTGAAGGATAAATAATGAGTATTCATATGTGTAAGATGTCCAAACTTCAAATCATGAATAATGAAAATGATATAACTCTTATGCAAAAAAATATCAAAGAATATACTGACAGTATGATAGAACTTATTAAATATACCGAAGTGTTGAAGTGTAGGGTAAACTCAATAGAATCTGATATGAAAAATATCAAACAAGATGAAAATTATAATGAATGTATTCCTGGTAATATGTGGGTTGGGAGAAATGGAAAATGAAAACATTTGAAGCGTTTGATGATGATATGAATACTGGATTTTCGATGCTATTCAACAATGGGTTTAGAGTCTCTGTACAGTTTGCAGAAATGAATTACAGTGATGAAAGATCTGCTGAGTGTTGTGTATTTAAAAATGATGAATGTGTTAGTATTAAAGATGAGGATGAAATGGTTAGAGGTTGGATGTCTCCAAAGGAAGTCCTGGCACTGATGGTTGAAGTAGAGGCATTGTAAATCTTATACAGTGAGAATTATATGGAATGTTCTAATTGCGGTTGTAAAAAGTTTAATCATAATTTGTTAGTTGGTATTGGTATAAGAAGTACTTGTTTTGTTTGTGGACGTATGATAAAAAGAAATTCAGAATGCCGGGACCTTGTTAAGGTTGAAGAAGAGTATAAAGTTCCTGACAAACAAACAATTATGGAAATGATACTAAGTGCATATAAAATGGGATATAATAGTAGTCATGTAACTAAATAAAGGAGAGTCATATGAGGTATGTTGTTTTTGTTCTTTTACTTTCAGTTATATTTCTAAGTGGGTGTAGTATTCTATTCCCTCTTCTCTAAAGGGAATCAGATGAAAAAATACAGAAGTGATAATTATCCAAAAGGTATATACGTTTTTCCAGTTTTTCAAAAAGAATCTGTGGAAAAATATGTTATTGTTTGTACATCTAAATCATCTGAAGAGTACAGACACATGAATGGACATGAATTTGAAAAGTTGGATCATGCTGAATCATTCATTCTTACAGCAATAAATACAATGAGATATATAAATGAATAAACTAACAAAGAATGATAATATTATTTTAGATTGGTTTAGAGAGAATAATGTCTCTAATGTAAGTATACCTGAAATAGTTGAATCTCTGAATACATCTATTGGAATTTCACGATCATCTGCTTATTACTCAGTTAATAAGTTACATATAATGAAGTACATTCAAAAATCAACTAATAGATCCTTTCGTGAACCGCATACATTTTCAATCATAACAGAAGAACAGAAAAATTTCGAAATTGAAAATCAGATAGATGTTCAAAATAAGAAAAAACAATCATATGATACTATTAAAATGCTTAGAGGTTTGAACATAGATACATCTACCAGTGACTATATTATAAATGCAGAGAGTCCACTACAGGTCGTTATAGACGTTAAAACACTGCATAAGGTCCTGGATGGAAGTGTATTAATAAAAAGAGATACCCTGGATACTTTATTTAATAAATAGTCACAAGTTACTTCCCCACCTTGATTTACAACTATTAGTTGTAAACCCATACAATATAACTAGTTATAACAATAAATATATTTAACTTTCTTTAAAGAATTCTTATTTTCTCTATTGACTCCCGCCCTGTTTTATGGTATAATATGTATATAAAGATTGAGACAGAGACTTGAAGACAGGAGTAAGAAATGGCAAAGATTGAGTATATCCCGCTTCAGAAGACTAAGGAACAGATTGATCGTATTCGTATGGAAGATGATCGTAAAAATGTTTGGAATCGTTTAGGAGATTATACTGATGCTGTAAGTTCTTATGGTGATGATATATTGAGTGTTGATGAACGTGAAGAGATGAATAACCTTTCACTAAGACTTACTTATTTAAATTCAGAACTTAACTAGGAGAAGTTTGATGAGTATCTTTCAAAAGTTTTTAAAAGCAGGTGTGGAATATGATAATTATGAATCCGACCTATATGTTCCTGTCAACGAGATAACTGAAAATATTCTACATGATTATAAGTATAGGTGCAATGTCACAACTTTTATCTGTCACATTACTGGGAATCTTTGGTTTGATATTCCTTTCGCATACACTAGGGCATAATTGAGGATTAATAAAATGAAGTTGATGGATCAAGAAAAGATTGACAAGGCAATTCAAATGGGAGTTCCTGAACATACAGTTGGTGCTTTAGAAAGGTATATCAATGATCGTATCCCTACTGGTAGTTTCCTTAATGCTGTACTCTGCAATGATCTTGTTGATGCTATTTCCAAAGCAGATGAGCAAAATCTTAGAGCAATCCCTGAGATCGTTAAGTTCATCTACAACAACATCCCGATGAACTCTTGGAGAACTGAGGAAAAAGTAAGAGAGTGGTTGTCTGACCGTAAATAAATCTTTGTAACATTTTGAAAATTATTTTAGGAGAAATGAAATGGCGCATTTTTACGCAGTAACACAAGGGAACCGGGGGGAAACAACTCGTTGTGGTAGCAAGAATTCCGGACTTACTTCCACTTGCGCTTCTTGGAATGGTTGTGTCAATACTACTCTATACCATGATAAAGAATCTGGTAAGGACATGGCGCGGGTTTGTCTGGGTAAGTGGCAAGGTAGGGGAACAGATACGGTTATTTACGATGGTCCTGTTGATGGGATGGAGGGTTAATTATGAATTACATTTCTACAGGTGAACCTTCGACTCTTGGAACTTACAAGAAAATTGCAAAGTGCTTCGGTGAAAATGCACTTAACTTTATCCAGAAAGAAATTAACAGGTCTGAAGATGGTGAAGATGAAGAAGTGATTGTTGAAGAAAGTCAAATGCTTGTGATCCTTGCCTCAGTAAAATAAAACTTATTTGGAGAATAAAATGAAGAAATATAATGTAGTTCAGCAAATTATCAATAACGATTCTATTTCTAATGTTGTTATTGGTGGAGACTTCGATAAAGAAATGGCAGTTCACATCGCTGATGTTAGGAACGTGAACCAAAAGACTGATCTTACTAACACTTACATTGTGATTAAGAAGGGTTAGATCTATGAAACTTCCAGGATACATTATGATCTACGCTTTTCGTTATGCTCTAGGACGAAAGACTTATGCTGTTAGAGATGTCTGTGATTGTCTAATTTCTAATTGGGATGAACTTGGATTGATATCTAAAAAACTTATACATAAAGAGATTATAGAATTCAGAGAGCGTTATGTTAAAATTGGTCTGGGGCAGAATGATAATGCATGGGATGAAATTCTTAATCTAAAAGTATAATCAGTTGGGGAACTGAGGGAAATATCTTTAGGGATTCTTGTTTATTATAAAGGAATCTAAAAGATGAGAAGCGTCTGTACTGTACTTGTGAACATTGGAGTGTTTTTTATTCGGATTGCAATCTTGATTTCTGGCAAAGGAAGTATAGATGTGGAAGTTTGTAGTGATGAAGAAAATTATATTCTTGAATACTTTGTTATGTCAGTTATCGTTGCTGTTCTAGTTTGGTTTTCTTGTGATATTTATATTGGAATAATTAGTTGTTAAGTAAAGGTAAATGAATGTGTGATTCTAAAAAAAGTACAGATTCAAACATTAGAAATTTTTCTAAAGAGTGTAGTATCTCAGATTTTATATATGTACTTATAGAAGATAATATGATAATAGATTCTATTCGAAACTTTATAAATATATCATGTCATAATAACTATAATTTTAAAAGTACAATAGAAGATATTGTATTAGGACGTAATAATTCTGGATTAACTGGAGAAATCAATAAGTGGTTTAGTAAAAATGAATATAAATTTTTGTTTTTAGAAAATGATCATTCTGTTGGAAACATCTATAGTATTAGAGGTGATCAGGAACACCATAAGTATATGTTATCTGAGACAAGTAAATTACGTAATACTGTGTTTGTTAGTATGATCATCTATTCCGGTTCCGGGCGCGGTAACATTTTGAATGGTTCAATTGGTGTAGAAAATAAGAATGATATCTCTAAAGAAGAATTCAGGTGGATTGTAGGGAGTTGCGCAGATCTATTTCAAATTGAGAACAAAGTAATATCGGGAGAAGATTGATATGTGTGTGTTTAATGAAACTGATAAACTTTATGGATTTTTAATTACTGTTTTCGTTCTTTTAAGTTTTAGTGTTGTTGTATGTTATTCTATAAAAAAGAAGACAAAAATAGATATGGCAAAACATGGGTATTCACAAAAGTTGGTTAAAGCAGATGGTGGTGACGCTGTAATTATTTGGGTCAAGAATAAAGAGTCCCTGTCCGTTGGTTACGGAATAGTAGACTGACAAACTACGAAGTGAAGTATGGTAACTTATACAGAATTGTTATGTTGACAGCATCTATTGTCCGGTTGACACGCCCGTTAATGGGTTGGGATGAGAAGAGTTTTTATTCTGGTTTATTGCTCTTTGATGACTTCCTTACCCATGGTGTTTTTTTAATATAAATTTTATAACAAGGAGTATCTAATGCAGAAAATAATTATAAGGTCTTATCCTTCGGATTTTCAAAATGAAGTTAATTCTTTTTTAGAAGAAGAGTGGAAGGTAGTTCCTAATACTCATATTGCACATTGGCAGAATATATCGAGTGGATCTTCATCGTGTATTAGGAGTGATATAGGATACTTTAGTATAGTTCTGGAGAAAGATTAAGTATGAAGTGGATCAGTGTTAAGGATGAATTGCCTCCTAAAGGATTGAAAGTATTAGTATACTGGCCACCCTATATTAATATTTCAATGATAGATAATAATCTTAGGTATGTACTTAATGGAACTATATGTTTTAATCATATATCATTAAGTGGAAATACTTGCCGTTGGGATTCCATTGCTTCTTTCGAAAAGCATCCTCCTACTCACTGGATGGAATGTCCAGAAGTTCCAGAAGAGTACGAAGGTGTCAAGGAGGGGATGGAAGATAAAATAAAAAGATTTAATAAATCATTGGAAAAATAATTAGACCTGGAGTAAATGAGATGGAAAACTATATATGTTTTGTGGTACTATCCATCAAATAAGTGATAATTGTACTTATGTATTTGCTATAGAAATTAAGGAGGATCAATAACATGGGAATAATAATAGTGTTTTTAATTATAGCATATTACATTTATAATGGTGAAAGAGAAAGAAAACATGAAATTGAAATGGCAAAACTCGGATATGAACAATCAGATATATTGTGACGATGGAAGAAAGTGAAGTAATATAGTAACTCAATATAATGTAGGAGAAATTATGAAGTGTCAGGATTATAAGAAGTTCTACGAAGACGTAAAGATTCACATGTCTGTATTAGTAGATGATGAGATGAGAGTTCATGCAGGGGCAGATCACTCTCATGACCTATCCTTCCAGTTATATCGGATATTTGATGGGTAATCAAATGCAATAGACGAAGTAAACAAATTAAAGACTAGACTTATAGATATTAGGAAAAACAATATTTAAACCAAAAAATGGAATACTCAGGATATTTTAGAAAGGGATAATTATGATGGTTAAGGTAGGAGACAAATTTTATAGTAGTCATGAAGGACCCATTATGTTTATAATGAGTAAAGAAGATAAAGTAAACATATCTAATATGCCGGAAGACAAAACTAGGTATGCATCCTTCCCTTGTGACTTTCAGTGGAGTGATGAAACTATTTGTAGGAAGTGGATGAATTCAGACAGGGAACTTCCGGATGTTTAAAACAGAAGATGTTATACTCTTAGCGAAGACAGTACAAGAATGGGAGACTGCTTTCCAATTTAACTCTTCAGATTATGAAAGAGATCATTGGGAATGCATGTATTGTGGTGAACGTATATTCGATGACTTCAGTTTTATGGACATCAAGCATAAACCAAACTGTCCTTATCTCGTTGCACAAGACATACTTACCGGATTTGAAACGTAAAAAAATACTCAAAAATTTATATCCAGATATTCGGTATTCTTGAATTGCGAATATTTCAAGAGAAACGACCCTAAAGGAGAAGTTATGGATAATATTAAGAAACAAATAGGAGAAAATCTATTCAAGGAAGACGGGGGAGAATTTGGATTTGTTCTTTTATGGCGGGAAGGTTCAGATGAGACTATTAAATGGATGGGAACAGTTGGAGAGTTCCTAGACATTAAAGAGAATCAAAACGGAACATGGTTGATTGATGGAGGATGGGGTGGACCTCCTGGACCCATTCATGTAAGATATAATGAAACTACATCAGAATGGGAACATGGCGGGTTTTTAGGTTATAATTTTAATACATAACCAATGGAGAATAAAGTTATGAATAAATGGAAGAAAGAAACACTAGAAAATTTACGGATAGAAGCAGTAAGACTCATAAAATCTATTGATGAAGCAGTACCTAATATTGGAGAGTACGAGAATAGATCTTGGGCATCAGTTAAAAGAGCAAGTCTAGATCTCAATGTAGAAGGTGTTAAACTCAGGAAAGGTTATTGGAATAGAGATAAGTCATGAGTAGAGTAGGAATGGAACTAATACAAAGTCACTCCAAAAAGATGATTGATGTGATGGTAGATGATAAATTCACAATGGAAGAACTAAGTATTGGAAAATCGTTAGTAAGTACATAAGACACATTAGAAATTATACTTGTGAAGAATGTAATAAGAAATCCAGAATAGTTCAATGTCATCATAAAAGATATGATATAATAGGAAGAGAATATCTATTTCATAACCAAAAAGATATAATTGTATTATGTGATAATTGCCATAAGTATGAACATGATATAGACTAAGGATTCCGGATAATCACTTGGTGAGTTCCGGATGTGTAAAAAGCGCAAATTACTCTCGGTATTTTTCTAAGTACTTAATAGCACTCATTAAACGTTCCGGATTATCTTGAAAAGATCCTAATGCAACGTTACAATGATGACATAATAAACCTCGGACCTTTCCAGAAGTATGATCATGATCCAAACTTAAGTCTTTTAATCTAGATTCAAAGTTTCTTCCATTACACATAACATGCTCTTCATTACCACAGATTTCACATTTATTATTTTGATCTTTCACCATTTGAGTATACTGATCATGATTAATTCCGAATCTAGTCTTCCGTCTGTTTCTTTTAGAAGTACTATTATCTTTTATTCTGTAACAGTCGAGACAATGACAACCATATCCATCTTTATTTTGTGTATGTTTCTTGAATTCATTTAGAGGTTTAGTTGCTTTACACGTTTTACATTTTTTATGATCCTTAACTTTACCTAGTGCAATCTTATTTCTTGTAGGTATATCTTTAACTTCCAGAATATAATAAAGAATTGGACCATGAATATTATGTTTCTCGTAGATAGACTTTACTGGCATTCCGGAAAGATAATCGGAAATAATAGGTTGACATTGTTCCTCAGTTATGGTATACTTCTTAGAGAGTAACTTATACATTGGATCTCCTTTAATAAAATAGTCTATAAGTAGATAGTGTTTGTCGTTAGAATAAATCATATAATAATGAGAAATATTAAATAAAAACTTATATGGATTCCGAGAGTGTAATTCGTGCGTATATAATTTAACAACTAAGGGTAGGGGGTTAAGGGGTGTATAGGGGTAAGGTACTATTGTAACGACCTTCGGAACTTCTACACTTCCGGACTTCTGAACTTCTGAACTTCCGGACTTCT